GCTACAGATACCTTATTAGTGGCCTTCAGCCATGACGTGCCCGAAATCATAAATACTGTTCTGCACGAAATCGGGCATCGTGTTTATTTCAAGTTTTTAGGCTCTGTGGGCCGCGTAACTTGGCGTTCTTATTTTGAGGGACGCGAGAAATCAGATGTTGTAAATCAAATCGGTGCTTTATGGGAGTCATTCGTCAAAAAAACGAATGACGAAAAATGTTCTAGTTTCTTTTCAAGTGAGATAAAGTCTCTCAACCCTAATCACCCGCTTTACATGGCGTTCTATAAATTCAGGGATGTCATTTGCAAAGACGATGCAGATGAAAATCGTGCTATGTATAGGCAAAAGAGAAAAGAGACTAAAAGTGATTATGCGCGTTTCCTTGAGAACAAGGGGAGTTTCAAGTTTTTTGAAGATGCTGTGACCGGATATTCAGCATTTTCTCCTGAAGAGGCTTTCGCAGAGGCTTTTGGATATGCTTTATCTAAAGGTCCAAGATTTCTACCCGAAGGCTTACGAATCGCGTTAAAGTCAGCCCTGCCCGATATGAAAATCTAGTTCTAAAGGCGAGGTCGATGGGGTCCATCCCAAGACCCGCTGACGATGATGCCTTCGGTGCCATCCCATACGCCGCCGTAGATTTTGGCGAACCCGCCGATTCGGGCTTCGCCCTTGAAGTGCCCGCCGTAAACTTTGGCGAACCCGCCGATGCGCGTGTTCCCCTCTAAGATTGCTTCGTCTGCGACCTTAGCCTGACCATAGATATAGTCGGTCCGAGGCTTAGTCGCGGGCTTCGGCCTCAAGAGTTCCAGAATGCCGAACGGATCGTCGTCGCTCATCGAACGAGCCTCATTTTGCGGATACATTCCCGCCTAATGGTTAGGTAATGTGTTCTATTTTCCACTATGACGCGAATCTGTGCGAGATTCGTGCGCCCTAAGAACCCCATGAAGTAGCAAACGTGCCATTTACGTTGGCCGATGTCGGGGAACAACACATAGGCGATGATTTCCTCGCCCTTTTGCAAGTTTACTAGTGGGTCCACGGTGCCTTAGCACTTGGATAGCGGCACTATCCCCAATGAACGGCGTTTCCGTTCCTTTGGGCGTGTTCCAGCACCATATCTAGTTGTTCCAGCCTGCGGAGCACTTGTTCGTCCGTCGATCCGCATTCGATCAGGATCGGGCCGTTGGCTTCGCGCGACACGGTTGCGGGCATGACCGCTTGCGACCTATTGCCGTTGCGGGCGCGAGTGATCTCACGGCGCACGTTGGCGATCTGGCCGTGGGGGATTTCACCGCAAAGGCCGTTGTCGTTTTCGGGGTCGATGCCGAGCAGCCCGAGCAGCCCGCGAGCGTTCGTGTTCGAGAAGTTCGCTTCGGGCGCGTCATCGGCCTGAGTGAAGAATGTTACGCTCACAAAACCCCCTCACGCTTGTCGGCCAAGCGTTCTGCCGCTGACGCGGCTGCATGGTGCATCCCGAGTGGATAGGTTTGGTCGGTGGTTTGCGACCACGACCCGCGACGAACACGGGCACTCGTGCCGAACGATTGCCCGACGTTGTACGTCTCTATGTAGTAGGTCTTGCCGTTCGTGACGTACTTGGACTTCATGCCAACCTCTCGATCAGGACGGCTACCCCGTCGCGTTGAAGATCAACCACCCTTACGCACCCCGTCGCCCCGCCGAGGGCAAACAGGTAGGGCGCGGCCTGAGCCGTCGTCCCACCGTTTGCAACGACGATCAACTGATCGTCGGGCTTCGGCATTGGGGGAACCGTGACGTCCCCCTCTTCCGCGAGGGCGTCATTCTCGCGGCAAATGACGACGACGCGATCATCGTCGGCCACGACGCCGAGGCGACGTGCGTCCGACAAGATTCCCGAAGTGTTGCGACCCCGAAAGAGAACCACGGTAGCCATGTTGGACTCCTTGATGTTGTCGGTTACACCATCCAAACGGTTAGCCCGCCCCGAAAAAACCGAAAAAGTGACGTCGATTTTCGGTTTTTCTAGCCCTAGTCAACCGTTTGGATGGTGTAACCGACACCAACAGGAGCGAAACATGAAGTTCCGCGACAACAAGATTGCGACCGCCCGCCGTGAGGCTGGCTACGTTCGTAACAAGGCCGCGCGCCGCGCCGCGAATCGGGCGGTTCGTCATGCCCGCCGCATCTTCATCGAGGACAGCGCGAACTGAAGCCGATTTTCGGTTTTCCAAGCGGTGCCCGTCCGTTTGGATGGTGTAACCCCAACCTGATCTGGAGCAACGAGCATGAACTCTTACAAGTGCTCAGACAAGAAGCGGGCGGTCAAGAACCGCCTTGAGGCTCTGAACGAGTTTTGCGCGGGCAACCGCGTTACGCCGTTGCTCAACGCTCCGGGGCAGCACGAGAGCACCATCTACCGTGGTGAGGACGACCACGAACTGACGATCTCATATGACATCGAGTACGAGCCCGCCCAGAACGGCGGGCGGGACGACCCCTCGTGGGGGGAGTCGGCGAAGGCGTATGGTGCGTACTTCCGTCGCTCGAACGGCTTGTGGTATCCGATTGATTTGACCAAGGACGAGGCCGAAAGCCTCGGCGAAAAGTTCATCAAAGACTGCCGCGAGGCAGACGACGACTACGACGCGCAGGGTCGATACGACATCGACGATCGGTACGACGACCGCTACGACTACTAAATAATGCGGCTATCCTGCGGCTAGGTTTGCAACCCTAGCGTGGAGTAGCCCCATGGCGCGGTCAACGACTTCTTCCCTTTACCCTTCCCCTCCTATCAATCGTTTTCAGCGCGGCAACGTGGTTTTGAAAATGTCGTTGAGCAACGCTGCGACGGGTGCGAAGCAGCCTAATATGTGCTGCCCGCCGACGGGGGGCTCGACGCGGTTGTTCATTGCGAGCAACGGTTTCTAATGCGCCCTTCTGCACGCCGAATCGTGGCCCGCTGGTTGGAAGGCGAGCGCGGCACGAATGGTTGGGAAGAAGGGTCCATCGAGTACGGACACCGCAGCCAAGAGGACATGGGCGACGGTTCCCTTTTCCCGCCTGTTCGGGATTCGTATGGAGTAGAACAAGATGCGCCCGAAGTGCCTCGCACAAAGGGCTTGAACGAAAAAGCGAAGCGGCTCTAAACTTTTTTCACCAAACTTCTTTACAAGTCCAAACTTCCTGCTTATCTTGATTTTCAGCCGCCCACGAAAAGGGTCGGATAGTATCAACCAACTTTGGGAGTCTAACTACTATGGCTACGAAGCGTGTTTCTGTTCCTTCCGAGATTTCCTCTGCCCTTCGTGATCTGACGGTCCCCGCCATCGAGGGCTTGTCCTTCAACGGTGCGCCGATCAGCACCCTCGGTGCGTTGCTCGACGCTTACACGGTGATTGCGGCGTCGGCGACTGCGGCGTTGGCGCACCCTCTCGTCAAGATCGCGGGTGACGCGGTGGTCGATACCGTGCGCGGCGCGAAGTCCGGATCGATCACCGTGGACGGCGGCGAGTTGTTTGCCACGGTCAACACGGGCAATCGCGGGCGTGGTGGCCGTCGCAAGGCGTCGGCGGTTGCGGCGGTTTCGACCGACGCCACGGCTTCGACGGACGCGGCGGCTGACGACAACGCGAAGGGTCCGTCGCTCGACGACCTCCGCAAGAAGGCCGCTGAACTCGGCATCGACATTTCGGACCTCGGGCGCAAGAAGGGGCTGATCATCGCCCGCCTCGCGCAGCAGGGTTCGAACGGTTCGTCGCAGTACGTCTAATCTGCCCGCAAAAGCCTAACTTTACCTCGCGGTAAGGCAAAGCCCGTAGGATAACCCCCTACGGGCTTTTTCGTTTTTTGGGCTATTGTGCCGCTTTTGCACGATGGCACGCACACCTAGCCCTTACGGTTATTGGTCGTTCAATAACGGCACGCAGAACTCGCTTTACGGTGCGCCTTCGACCATCGAGGTTTTGCCCGATGGACGCAGGGTGATCGTTAAAGACCCCTCGCACCCTGCGGTGCTTGAGGACGAGTTTATCCTGTACGCGCTACGGCGTAGTCTGATCGCGCGACGGGATTTCAATATCCTCTTTCCGATGATGGACCCTGTTTCGCAAGCGCGCCTCGAAGCCCTTGTGATCAACAATCCCCAAGTCCGTTGGATTCTTGAAGAGAGCACCACTTACGGTGACAGGATTCAACGCAATCAGGTCACCAAGGGCATTCATCTGAACGTGCCCAAGCCTGCTTAGGAGAACTGCTATGTCCCGCCTTGCTATTTTGACCATGCGCCCGATCAACAAACTCCGGCAGCGTCAGCCCGTCCAAGCGCAACCCGCTCCGGTTGCGGCTCCGGTTGTTCCCGCCCCCGAGCCTGAGCCTGTGGTGGTCGTCGCCCCCGAACCCGTGGTGGCCCTCCCTGAGCCTGAGCCTGCGGTGGTCGCTCCTGAGCCCGAGCCGGAAGAAGCCCCTGCTATCGAACTGACCCGCGAAATGTTGAACACCAAGACCAAGGCTGAACTCGTCAAGTTTGGTACTGAGATTGGTCTGGACTTGGACGCCTCGGCGAAGAAATCCGAGTTGGTCAACAAAATCGCGGCTTCGATTGGAATCTGATATTAACAATGCCCGCACCCGTCATGGTCGTAGATATTTACGACCCCATTCGATTCTTCGGCTTCTGCAAGTCTCGGGACGGGCGTGAGCGTGTGTTTTTCCATGTGTCGGTTTTCGTTCGGCTAAATGCGGAGGACAAAGCCCCGCCTCTGCCCGGCGAACCTGTTGAAATCATGCTGCGTTCGGACACCATCGAAGAAGGGCAAAGCCCGAAAGCCTCGATGGTGCGTCGTGTTTCGCAGCCCGTCGAGGTCTTGGGCCGCATCCGGTCTTTCGACATTCGGACAGGTTGGGGCTTTATCGAGGACGAGCAAGCCCGCGTTTGCTTCCTGCACCGTGCCGATATCGCGGACCAACGAGTGCCCGTGATAGGTGACGACGTGCTGTTCTATGAGGCCATCGGCAAGGGGGACCGCATTAGGGCTTGTGGGGTAAGGTTCGCTGAATAACGCTTTTCAGCGGGGTGCCCTACATGGCAAATGCGTTCGGCGGCGGCAATAACAAGAGCCTATATACGCCGATGTCGGAAGTCGAGCAGGAGGTTATCGCCCGCCTGATCGAGTCTGGTTCCCTAAGAGTCAACATCGTCGGTTGGGGGCACGTCAATCGTCCCCGCGTGACCTTTGGCGACTTGCGGGTGAGCGTCGCTTTCCGGCTTGAGTTCGACCGTCCTGAAGTGCCGATGCCCGTTACGCATTTCGACCTAGAACTGCGTACTGAGGACGGTCGATTGCTCTACAAAGAGCGTCAGTCTGCCGAGTATAACGGTCAGCCCTTGCAAATCGCGGCGGGCGTGTACCTCGACATGATTTGGGACATCGCCATTCGGCACATGGACCCCAAGTTGGTCAAGTCGATCATGCCCAAGGCAATCGGCCTGACTTCTCGATTGATCGACAAGGACACGGGTGCTGCGACGTTGACGGGCAATATGGCCCTGAATGACGAAACGAAGGCGTTGCTCATCAAGTTGCGGAAGGGCGAGGCTACGGTACGGCGCAAGGGCAAGTGAGATGATCGTCCACGTCCTGCGAAAGCCGCTGATCGGCACGGTCGCGGCTAACGCCTTGCAGCACGGCTGCGGGGCGTTGAACATCGACCAATGCAGGATCGTCACGTCGGACAATCTAAATGGTGGGGCTTACGCAGAAAACGGCTCCGAACGTCACGATGGTTCTGAGAATTGGAGATATAAGCGTGACGCTGGTATCTCATTCAAGCAGCCCGCAGGTCGCTGGCCTGCGAATTTCGTACTAAAGCACTTGCCCGAATGCCTCAACGTAGGAAGTAAGACCGTGAAATCAAACGGTCACTCGCCACGGGCAAGATCAAAAGGCGGCATATCTACTTCAGGACACGCCGGACAAAATAATCTGCAAGAAATCAGCCTAAAAAACGAAACGGTGTCCGATTGGGCCTGCCACGAGGATTGCCCGATACTCGCCCTAGATCGTCAAAGCGGTGTTACTACGTCTACGGGTGGGGCAGGGGAAAAGTCTCGGGGAGCACTAGGAAGACTCGCATACGGCAAGTATGCGTTAGACCGTAATGCCGCAAATGCTGGCGGTCTTGGCGATTCAGGCGGTGCCTCCCGATTCTTTCAACAAGTGGCAATCAAGTGATCGTCCACGTCCTGCGAAAGCCTTTGGTCGGAACGGTCGCGGCTAATGCCTTGCAGCACGGCTGCGGGGCATTGAACATCGACCAATGCAGGGTTAGTTTGTCTTCCGATGAAGATCCAGACAAGTTGAGTGCGAGAAGCGGTGGTTTACCTGATCGGCTCAATCGTAGCCGTTTTACATACGGTGCAGTACGAGATTTGCCTGCTGGTTGGGATTGCAGCAAAGGTCGTTGGCCCGCAAATCTCGTCCACGACGGAAGCGACGAAGTAATCGCCATTTTCCCTGAAGCGGGAAATGGATGGAAGAAAAACTACGGTGCCGAAGTCTATGCCATTGAGAATCGGCAATATGGCGGGGGTTCTTTTGGAGGTGGCGGTTTCTTAGGGGGTAGCACTTACAGCGACTCCGGTTCAGCCTCCCGATTCTTCCAACAAGTGACAATCGAATGATCATTCACGTCCTGCGAAAGCCGCTAATCGGCACGGTCGCGGCTAACGCCTTGCAGCACGGCTGCGGGGCATTGAACATCGACCAATGCAGGATCGGCTTCGTGTCGGAAGCGGATAAGGCGAGTGCATTTCCCGGTGGCAATCTGACCGCGAAGAGTGGATCACTCGCTGGCGGCGTGCAAAACAATCGGGAAAGAAGTGCTTTCGATACACAACAACATTCCGCAGGACGTTGGCCCGCGAATCTCGTCCACGACGGCAGCGATGAGGTCGTAGAGACGTTTCCTGAGAGCAACCGATGGTTCAACGCTCCAAGAAATAGCGACGGGAAAGGCAAAGACGGCCCGATTTTCGATACTCACCGTGGCAGCGGGATGGGTGGTGGGGACTCCGGTTCGACAGCACGATACTTTCAACTAGTGACAATCGAATGATCATTCACGTCCTGCGAAAGCCGCTGATCGGCACGGTCGCGGCTAATGCCTTGCAGCACGGCTGCGGGGCGTTGAACATCGACGGGTGCCGCGTGGGTTCGGCAGAGGACGTGCCTTCTGTGGTAGCCACGCGCAAGTCCGACTACCCGCAGACCTACGAAGGCACCGGACCCGGTTGGGGGAGAACTCGCGGGGGCAAGGCAGGGGACCAAGTAAACTGGCAGCCCAAGGGGGGACGTTGGCCCGCTAATCTCGTCCACGACGGAAGTGAAGAAGTCTTGTCTTTGTTCCCAGAGACATCAAGTGGTAAAATGAATCAAGAAGTCAAAGGTGGATTCAGTATTTTTGGTAAACGACATCCACGATGTTTCGAAACAATAGGGGACTCCGGTTCAGCCGCACGGTTCTTTCAACAGGTGGAAATCAAGTGATCGTCCACGTCCTGCGAAAGCCTTTGGTCGGAACGGTCGCGGCTAATGCCTTGCAGCACGGCTGCGGGGCATTGAACATCGACGAGTGCAGGGTTAGTTTGTCTCCCGACGAAGATCCAGACAAGTTGAGTGCGAGAAGCGGTGGTTTACGCGGTTTCGCCGAGGACGGTTATGTAGGCGGTGCAGTACGAGATTTGCCTGCTGGTTGGGATTGCAGCAAAGGACGCTGGCCCGCGAATCTCGTCCACGACGGAAGCGACGAGGCCGTGGGCCTGTTCCCGCTGACAGTAGGCGTGTCGTCAGGTGAAAGACGCAAAGGTAATCGTATTGTATACGGCAACGGGCTTAATCAACCCGTGTTTGGGCAGGAGGTTGGCTACGGCGACTCCGGTTCGACAGCACGATACTTTCAACAGGTGGAAATCAAGTGATCGTTCACGTCCTGCGAAAACCGCTGATCGGAACGGTCGCGGCTAATGCCTTGCAGCATGGCTGCGGGGCGTTGAACATCGACGAGTGCCGAGTAGCCCATGCTTCGAGCGCGGACTTCGAGCGTCACAAGGCGAGGGTCGAAGCCATCAAGGTTCATGGGGGTTCGATGGCGAACTCATGGAAGAACTCCTCGGACCTCTCGGGCGCGAGTGACGTGATGACCGCAGGACGCTGGCCCGCAAATCTCGTACACGACGGAAGCGACGAGGTCGTAGAGACGTTTCCGCTGACAGTAGGCGTGTCGTCAGGCACGAGAGGCAAAGGTAATGGTATTATATACGGCAACGGCAACGGGCTTAATCAACCCGTGTTTGGGCAGGAGGTTGGCTACGGCGACTCCGGTTCAGCCGCACGATACTTTCAACAGGTGACAATCGAATGACTGCTATCAATCTTTGGGATTATCTCACGAAACTGATTTCTACTCCGGTGCCGGACTTAAAAATCCTGCGAGTAGACGACCCGCTTGCATTTGATTGGCAAGCCCATGATGACTCTACGGCTCATGGGATGCTCGTCACGCGGGGGGTTGGTGACGCTTGGCAGGTTGAAGCCCTGCGGGTGTTGAAGCCGGGCGGTCATTTGCTCATCGCTTCTGCGGACGACGTGGACCCCACGGGGTCCGATTGCGTTTGCGTGGCCGAGGACTCGGGCTTCGAGGTTCGTGACGCGATTTTCGTCGCAACGTCTGAGAGTAAGTTCTCATACACGGCGAAGGCCGCGACTGCCGAACGCGAGGCTGGCACGCATGATTTGGAAGAACGGCGTTGGGAAGAAGATCGTGACCCCGACGCGCCTGGCTCTGACAATCCGCGTAATCGTTCAAACTCTTCACGGTCTAACTTTCATCCGTGTTTGCATCCTGAAGCATTGGTGCTGACCGACAAGGGTTATCTCCCCATCAATCAAATCGTTGCGGGTGATCGGGTTTACACCGCTGACGGTAGTTTCAATGCCGTTGATTGCGTGTCAAACCACCCTTACACGAGTCCCGATTTGTTTGAGATTGCGGTCGCGGGCACAAACTACACGACTCTTGCCAGCGACAATCATCCTTTTCTGGTCCTGCGGCCTACGCGCACCAAAGGCAAAGTGCTCGTCAATGGTTCGATGGAATGGGTAGAGGCAAAGGATCTCAAGAAAGGTGACTACACGCTCACGCCCATCTTGAGTGAACCTAAGTCTAGCCCCGAGTTAGACCGTCCGGATGATTTTTGGTTTTTCTGTGGTTTCTACGCCGCTGAAGGTGTGATTCATAAGGCAAGTCACGGTAAAGAGGGTGGATATCCCTCTTTCACGGTTGGCGAGCGAAATAAGCATTTGATAAGCCGCATCAAAGACTATTTTGAGGGGCGTGGTGCGAGCGTTAGCGTCTACGACAAGAAGAACAGCCGTGCTTGGCAGGTAATCGCGTTCGACCGTGATGTGGGCGCAGACTTCATCACTCTCATTGGTAAGGGTGCTTCCACGAAGTTCCTGCATCCTATGTTTTGGGGATTGCCCCTGAGTAACCGCAAAGCCTTTTTGGAGGGCTATCTTGCGGGTGACGGTGGCGTGGTGCGGAGTTACATCCAAGCCAAGACCGTCTCTCCTGATTTGGCTTCCTCGATTGCGTATCTCGCCGAGAGCGTCGGCTACAAGGCAAACCTGTTTCGTTTTGATGCGAAAGCAGGCTCGATTGGCGCACGCGAGTTTAAGCAAACGCTCCCTTCATACCAGATACAGTTGTATAGCCGTAACCAAGACCCGAGCCGTGTCCGCAAGCCTAGCCGACCTACTTTTTTGGAATATGAGGGCGTTCGATACGTCCTGCGCTACATCCAATCGGTGAACACGGTTCCTTATGTGGGTGACGTTTGGAACTTGACGGTTTCGGGGAATCCGACGTTTCAAACGGCTGTGGGTATGTCTCACAACACCGTGAAGCCTGTTGAAATCATGGAATGGTGCCTAAACGACCTGCCCGAAGGCGCGCACGTCGTAGATCCTTTTTTGGGTTCTGGCACGACGGGTATTGCTTGCTTGAACGCCCACATGAACTTCACGGGCATCGAGATTACGCCTGACTACTTGCCGATTGCGGACGCCCGAGTGCGGCATTGGAATAGCGAGCGCAGCATCCTCGAAGGTCGCGCGATAATAACGTCTGATTGCGATACGACGCCGAAGCAGCGTGACGTGGACTTTGACGATTTCTTCGGGCTGGACGAATGAACACCGTAAGGTTGATTCTCGGCGATAGCCTCGTCAAACTCAAAGACCTAGAATCAGGCTCTGTTGACGCCGTAATCTCAGACCCTCCGTATGAACTGACCACTAACAAAAAAGGTGGCTCAGGGCTTGCCAGCCTCAACCTTGAAAGCCCTCATGGGCGTTCACGGATCGGCACGGGCAACGGCGGCGGCTTTATGGGCATGAAGTGGGATGCGACCGGAATCGCCTTTTCACCCGAACTTTGGGGCGAGTGCTTCCGCGTCCTAAAACCCAACGGGGTCATTAAAGCGTTCTCAGGCACACGGACCTATCATCGTATGGCGAAGGCCATGCGTGAGGTCGGCTTCGTTGACTTTGAAGTCCACGCTTGGACCTACGGCTCGGGGTTCCCTAAGTCGATGGACGTGAGCAAGCAGATCGACAAGTCGGTGGGTGCGGAACGCGAAGTATTGGGGGAGTCGCCATATAACGCACGGCGTCCTAACCCACCTGTTTCGACGTATGCCCAATCCGGTCACAAAGCCAATATCACCGCACCTGCTACTGAAGCCGCTAAACAATGGTCCGGTTACGGCACGGCCCTGAAGCCCGCTTGGGAACCAATCGTCGTCGCACGAAAGCCACAATGAACACCGTAAGACTGATTCTCGGTGATAGCCTCGTCAAACTCAAAGACCTAGAGACAGGCTCTATTGACGCCGTAATCTCAGACCCTCCGTATGAACTGACCACTAACAAAAAAGGTGGCTCAGGGCTTGCCAGCCTCAACCTTGAAAGCCCTCATGGGCGTTCACGGATCGGCACGGGCAACGGCGGCGGCTTTATGGGCATGAAGTGGGATGCGACCGGAATCGCCTTTTCCCCCGAACTTTGGGGCGAGTGCTTCCGCATTCTAAAGCCCAACGGGGTCATCAAAGCGTTCTCAGGCACACGGACCTATCACCGTATGGCGAAGGCCATGCGTGAGGTCGGCTTCGTTGATTTCGAAGTTCACGCTTGGACCTACGGCTCTGGATTCCCTAAGTCGATGGACGTGAGCAAGCAACTCGACAAACAAGCGGGAGTGGGGCGTGAGGTAATCGGTTCCGTCAAACTACCGAAGTTCGACAAGTATCGTGGACACGGACGCGACGAAGATGGGGTTGTGATCCATGTGGGGATGTCTCGCAAACTGGGGGAGTTCGACCACGAACTCACAGCCCCCGCCACCGACGCCGCTCGCCAATGGTCCGGTTACGGCACGGCTTTGAAGCCTGCGTGGGAACCCATCGTCGTTGCAAGAAAGCCCCAATGATCGTCCACGTCCTGCGAAAGCCTTTGATCGGCACGGTCGCGGCTAATGCCTTGCAGCACGGCTGCGGGGCGTTGAACATCGATCAATGCAGGATCGGCTCAGAATCGCGCACAGGGCGTTGGCCTGCAAATCTCGTTCACGACGGTGATGCGACCACGGTAAAGCGGTTTCCTGATTGTATGGGTGGCACTTGGAACAGGACGGATGGTGCTCGTCCGTTCGATAACAACGGTGAAGTGACGAACTACGTCAGTAGCGGGTCCGATAGGTCTTTTGGTTCAGCCGCCAGATTCTTTCAACAGGTTGCTTTGCCTCGTTAGCGGGGTTATTGATTCCGCGTTGTCATGTTTTGGCGAGCACTAATAAGTCTGCTCTCGCCTACTTTCAACCCCGCTACCAACAAGAATAACACGCCACCGCCACTTGCGCGAAAGCGTGGGGCCACGGTCGCCGTAGGCTGTAAGGTCTGCGGTAAGACCTTATGGCGGCGTCCGAAAGAAGTCTCGGAGAACAAGCGGTATCTATGTCCGGAACACCGAGACTCCGTGAACTCGATTTCGTCTGCCCCAAAGAAGGGCCAATCCGACTCCTAATCGCGTATCCCGAACCGGATGCGCCTTGGGGCGGGTTTACTTCATTCCAGAATACGCCGTGGGCGGTGCTGATTCGTGAAATCAGTAACGAGGCGTTGTCGCACGCTTACCACGGTTGGTTCGATCCGCTGCTTCGTGAACTCGGTCCTTCGCCACACGCGAGGGGCAGACAAATCGAGCAAAAGCACGCCGAATGCCAAACGCGGTGCATCGGCTGGAACGCGAACCTATGCCGCGTCGGAGGGGTAGGGTCTCGTAAGAAAGACCCGTTAGGCCCGCCCGATTGCTTTACCACGAATCTGCCGAATGCGGAACTTGTGGCCCTGCTGATCCGTGAGGGTCGTCATCCAATCGTCGTCATGGGCGACGGTTTCAACTTAGTGTGAGAACATGATTGAAGTGATTGCAGGGTGTATGTATGCGGGCAAGACGTCCGAACTCGTGCGCCGATTGAGCGGCATGGAGGCGGTTGCGTTCAAGCCGAGCATTGATGCTAGATACCACGACACGCATTTAGCGACTCACGACGGCGTGACGTTCCCCGCGATTACCATTCCCGCTTCTTCATCCGGCTTGGACGTGATTCTGGAACGGTCCAAAGGCGCGAAGGTCGTCGGGATCGATGAATGTCAGTTTTTGCCGGAATCCCTGATTCTTGTGGTCAACGTGCTTGCGGATCGAGGCGTGCGTGTAATCTGCTCCGGACTCGACCTAGACTACAAGGGTCAACCGTTTGGGCCGATGCCTGCGCTCATGGCGATTGCCGATAGCGTGAAGAAGATCACGGCCAAGTGCAAATGCGGCGCGCGGGCGAATCGAACCTACAAACTGACCCGCAGTTCCGATTTGATCGAGGTCGGTTCGCACGGCGTCTACGAGGCTCGTTGTCGAACCTGTTGGTCACATCATGTTGGTTGACCTTTTCAATCAATGCTACTCGGGCGATCACCAACGGATGCCGCCCGAACAGTTCAAGCAGACGTTTTGCGCCGCGTGCCAGAACTCGGGCTGCAAGAACTCGCGCACGGGTCAGTCACTTTGGATGACCCGCATATTGACGCAGGAAGAAACGCTACTGAAAAATCCGAACTTCGCGCCGGAAGAGATGGGCGCGAGTCTGCCTGATTTCAAGGACATGATTCAGCGGGCATTGGCGTTGGAGATTAGCGAGCGCAAGGGCGATTGGTCCGTGGCGTCACCGATTGAAGTCACAAACGCGGCGCGCACACTCGTTGGGCTTGCCCCTTCCGGTTTCGTTAAACCCCCTGAGCCTGTTGAACCCTCCAAGCCCGTCGAGCCTATTGAACCCGTCAAGCCTGCCGAGCCTGCGGATCGTTGGAGCGTGAAGGGGGACACGGACAATCTCTATGAGGTAACGCGCACGTCAGACAACCAATGGACGTGCTCGTGTAAGGCGTTCGCTTTCAAGAAGGCGTGCAAGCACATTCAGGACATCGCGGACAAACTTTCGCGTGCGCCTGAGTCTATTGCTCCTGTTGCTCCTGTTGCGCCTGTTGCGAACTCACGTCCGGCTCCTTTTTTGCCGCCGTCGCAGAACACGAGGATGCCGAGCGGCGGCATTATGATTGGCGGGGGTCAAGCGCAGCCGGAGCCGGAACAACCTGATCCGTGGGCGGTCCCCGAGCGTGTAATCAAGGTGGGGGCCAAAGTAGTATTAGGTGGTGGTAAGAAGGGACCATGAAGGACTACACTTTCCCCAAGATCGATTTGAGCACACACAACGCCAATCCGATTTTTCGCGCGGCGATTGCCGAACGCGCTTCGATTGACGGTGACGTTCCCGAGTTTCGTGATCCTAGCGAGCCGTTGCCTGTCGAGGGCTTTCGTCCCGCAGTAGCCGTGGTAACGGATTCCCTGAACCCGATCATGGTCGGGCTAATGCTGGAACGTGCGTCCCGAGAAATCGAGGCGCGCTTTCAGATTGCGCGTGACGCCGTAGAGCAGACGGCCCTTGCACTTTCGCAACCTGCGAACTTGCCCGTGAGCGTGCAGGGGTATGTCGCGGGCGAGATTCCTGAGCCGATGGTTGTGGAGCCGCCCCCCGCTTCGATTTTGGCCGACGTGCCTCCGGATAGGGCGCGCTATTTCGCTTGGCTTTCGCTTGCGACCACGCAGGGTCGGCGCAGTCTTGCGCCTTCGATTCAGGCTGAGTTGGAGCGCAGGTTGGGGGTAAGCGCGGGCACTTACAAGCGTTCGACGCAGCACGCGGACATTCGTTGGATTATGACCGTGTTCGGGCCGGACGACTTGCTCCCTGATTTCAGTCCGGTCGAATCCGCTGTCTCTTATTTCGAGGGCGTGTTGAGAGCACGGTTTGAGCAGACCGGACCTCTGCCTTTCGTCGTGGTTCCGGTGGACAACATTCCCGAGCGGCAGTTTGGGTGGATCGTGCGGAACGGAGTGGCCGAATGAATGCGTTTGTCGAGAACGTCGTTCGTGAACTTGAGAGTCCGAACCGCAAGGCGCACCTGAATATCTTGGTGCCCGAGAGCAAGGTGACGACGGCGTTTCGTGCGTTGGCGATTAGCGGGTTCCAGCACGAGAACTTGGTCTGGACGGGCACGGATGGTCGCACGGTCAAGGTCTTGAGTTTTCTTGCGCCACCCGAGGCGGGACCGTTCGTGATCTGCAACGGCGGCGAAGAGTACCCGAGCGCGGAGCACAAGGCTCTACTCAAGTGGTACGACAAGTAAGGCGGGTTCAAGTCAGCGGGTCCGTGCCGATTGCGATTCAGCCTGGGGATAACCCATGGCTGGTGCATCACGGTAGCGCGGATTCGTTTCACACGCTTTTCCTGAGCGCGGACGAAACGGACTACCTCGCGCACTATTTGTCAAAATCAGGGCTGCGGCTCACGGTCTTGACGGTTGGAATAGCCGAGAAGCCTGCGAGTAAGCCGTTGCCATGTGACGATTGTTTCTCGTGCCCGTGGATTGGGGACACGGGCTTATGCGGTGTGCCTTACGGCGACTTGTCGGAGTATGGGGTAGATTCTATCCTGTTGGAAGCGGCACAACGCTGTCCCCTGAATGAAGATGAAAGAAGGGCACACAATGAATCCGGTGAAATCGTTGGCGCAGGCCGTAGAGAACTTGCAGATGCACCTTGAGAAAGGTGCCCCCGAAAATCTTTCGCTCATCTTCGAACGAATGGTTGCACTTTTCGACGAAAACGGTGAGTATTTGGCTTCTAAGGTCGCGCGAGACTACGCTCATGTATTCCACAACACCGTCAAAATCCAGATACTAGACAAGTATGACCTTGAAGATGAATGCCCCGAGTGCGACCTGAGTGATGACGACGGTTTTGGGGATGAAGAAATCGACACAAAGGATGAAAATGAATGACGCTACTGTGACTATCTATCGCGGTGATGCGGCTTTGACCGTATTTGCCGTGCATGAGGCTAGTTGGCAAATCGTGATGGTGCTTGACGAAAACGGAGCGGGGGTGGTCCTTACTCCGAGTGAAGTCGAACAGGCGTTAGGGTTGATTGAAGTTGGCTACGACGAAACAGGGCGTTGAGACTCGCAAGATCGAAGATCGTAAGACGGGTCGTGAGATTCTGGTGGTGAAGATCAAGCGGCCCAAGCCGATTCCGCAAAAGTAAATGGCCCGTCTGCTCACCGTCCCCCCATATATCGCTCATCTCTGGCAGTTGTTGAAAAAACTGCCGGACGGCGAGTGGGTGGTGACGCCGAACCCAAAGGAAGTCAATGGGTCGCGGCGGTACATGGTGACGGCGAAGGACGTCGCGTTATTTCGGGTGACGCGGCTGTTGGAGCCTGAGCAATCGGAAGCCCTGATGCTTTTGATTGTCGGGCTTCGGAACGCCATGCCCTCACTCGTGATAGACATGGCGAAGTTGCGTGGCGTCGAACGAATCTTGTCGGTGTGCCGTGAAGTCGCGGGCTATGACCCGAAGGTGCCCATCGACGACGTGGCATTTACGGCGCAGTTGGCCGAGGCTTTGGAGTCTTTTGGCCGTGCCGAATCGGTCGTCCCGCGTTTGCCGAATGAGCGCATGACGGATTGGATTGACCGCGTGGTTTATCGTTTGCTGGTGCTTGAGCGGTTGCAGAATGAGGACTCGAACGATGTTTGATTGGCCCGATTGGGGCGATTATCATTGGGGGGCCGAGAACCGACGCCATAGGGTATACTTTTGGGCGTACCTACCTGATCGAGTGATCGGGGTGTTCATCTAACCTCTACTATGGAGTAGATCATGGCGACTTTCGTTGAGCAGATTGATGCGGTGATTGCGAACCTGAACGCCGCGAAGGAAGATGCGTCGAAGTTCGACGGTGGCAAGACGGGTGTTCCGGGTACTCGTCTGCGTAAGGCGGCGACGGAGAGCCAGAAGGCGTTGGCCGCGCTCAAGAAGAGCGTCGGTGATGTCCGTAATGCCGCGAAGCCTGCGAAGGCCGCGAAGACCGACGCCTAAAAGGTCGATTCTTTCGCGCCTCCGTTGTAGGGGATAGCGTGCCCTTCTGCGAGCAAAGTATCGTTCACGCAAACATCGCCCGCCCAAATCTTCACCAGAAGCCGCCCGTACTTATCGGGCTTGGCGCATGAGTGAAAGACGAGCGGGGCAGATGCAAGCAGGGCCGCTAGTCGTTGCTTCGCTGCAACGGCAGCGGCCTTTTCATTTGCGGTCTTGCCTTTGATTTCGGGCGCGTCGAGTCCGAGCAGGCGGCAAGTTGCTTTCATGCGGACGCCCATGCCGAGGTCCAAGTCGGCAATCAGCGTGTCGCCGTCATAGTTGGAGATCACGGTGCCGTGGTAAACGTAGGGCGTCGGGGTGTTCATAGCGTTAGAACGGTTATAGGCCCACAAACGGTGTAGCACTAACGCCGGAGTAGACCCGTGGCAAATACCGACCTGAAACCCGATGGCCCCTCTCAAGGCTCGTCTTATATCTACAAGTACGGGACTTCACCCAATACCCGTGCGGTAGTCAGTCAGAAGATTCGAGTTCTTGCTCCTGCCTACGGTGGCAATAGCGGTCAGTTGTTCCAGATCGGCGTGCTTGGCACGCTGAATCCTTCGGAAAGCCGTACCACGGAAGCCGTGACGAGCATCGGCTTCGGTGACATTATTGCCGAGTTGGTGCCGGGCAAGACCGAGGCGATGAAGGTCAATACTGAGCGCACGTTGCTTTACTTGAGCAACCTTTGGCAGTCCACGGGTTACGCTGGCGGTGTTTCCGGCCCCGTGCGGTCGCTTCGCCACCATCGTTGGCCGTTTGACGTGCTTCAGCAGATCGTGTTCAGCACCATCGCGGACGTTGAGATCGGCAATGCGGGTACGGTACAAAATCTTGCTTTTGGCGCATCTTGGAGTGGTCCGGATTCTAACGCAGGTGGCTCGCACCGTATCCTCGTGACCATGTACGAAGCCTGTTGGTGGGAGTCGTGGTCGGCGAGCGTCGGTAAAGATCAGGCGTTGATCTCTGAAACGGGCGACTTCTCTGCGACCGACGTGCATGACTTTTCTAGCGTGTACGGCGAGTTCATGCAGACGGGCAACGACCCGAGCAAAGGTCAGTACGGCTCGATTCAGTATGGTCAGTTATTCTCAGAAAATAGCACTATCACTAACCTCGACGGTGCTTTGGGTAACAATGTTGGTGTGAATCCCGCGCAGGCTTAATTACTAGAGGACTAACTGCTTTGATTTCACTCGCGCACTTGAAGCAGGCTCTTGAGCCGCTTGAATCTTTCGGCAAAGACGAACATACGTTTCAGATCGGTGATTTGAACATCACCATCCGGCCTTTGTTGCCTGTCGAAGAAACGCAAGTTCATCGTTACGCCGCTGAAGTAATCGAAGAAACTAAGGATGAGGCTACCGAGGACGGTAATATGTCCCGCGCCGCAGCCTTAGACTACTTCGACCGCTTTCGCATCGAGGTCATTTCTCACGCGATTGTCCAGATCGGCGACTTGGATTTGCGTCGAGAAAAGACCATCGCCACGGGCGAGGTCTTGGAGGACGGCACGCCGATCAAGATCACGAAAGCGGCGGCGTTGCGAGAGATGATTCGCAACGAGTGGGCGCGTTCGTCATTGACGTTGGCGTTCGAAGCCTATGGCGATTTGACGCAGCGACTTCAGGACGAAGCGGAAAGCATCGTCCGTAAGTCAGTTGAAGACTTGGACATTGAGATTGCGCGCCTTGAGGGGCGTTTAGTTGAGGTCAAGGCCGAGCGTGAGAAGCGCACGGTGGGCGACCCCACGGTGTTCAAGGATCAAGTCGATTCGTTGTTGAAGGCGAACACGGCGATAGAAGAATCAGACAAAATGCAGCGCGCATATATTCAAGCGCAGCGTGCCGAAGCCGCAAAGCGTGAGTCGGTCATCCCGACTTCATCGCCGCCTCCGGGTCCACCGGACCCCCCCGCACCTGTCGAACCGACGCCCACGCCGACGGCACCTGAAGTAGATGCTTCTACGATGCGGCTTCCTCCGCAGGTATTGAGCAATCGCGGCAAGGACGCGGCACCTAAAGGTCGTCCTGATTTGAATCCGACGCCGAAGGGTGAAGTGAACCCTAACTTCGTCCGGCGTGGATGAGATTGGGACCAACGCCGAAGAACCGAATGAGGAATACCAAGCGCATCTAACCAAGCAACGGTTAGATGATTCTTTCCGCAGGCGGTTTCTTTACAACGATGTGGAAAGCCTGCTGACCGACGGCTTTTTGCACGCGCCCGCATATCTAAAAGGGTGCGTGATTACGTTCCGCACGTTGCCGTTGGATCGATTGACGTCGTTGCGTGCTCGATGTGATTCCGTATCACTCAAGGGCGACGTAATGCGTTGGGTACTCGCGTCATCCGTCTGGATGGTGGACGGATACGACGTTTTCGAGGATCGAAACGCGCCTTTTCACTTGCGTAACGAGTTCTTCAAGGACTTGCGCCTTGAGCACTTGAACGCGATGTTCGATATCTACAACGCCTTGCAGAACCGTTTGGATCGCGCCATGACGCTATCTGAATCTTACTGCTACGAAAGTTACTCGCGGGCGTTGTGGCGTTTGCAAGGCCGGAAGGCGGTGCAGACGGACGACAACAACGTGCGTCGAATGTGGGTCGCCCATAATATCGCCGAGGACGAGTATTTAGATGACCTGCGGCGGTGGGAGCATACTCGCGCTCAAGTGGGTTCGGTGTCGGGCAAGGGTGCCCAACATTTGTCCCGCGAGTTAGAGCGAATGAAGTCCCGAGAAGAAGACCGCCGTCAAAAGCAAATATCAGACACGCTGCACAAGATTCTTTACGGCCCCGATTGGGATGGGACGGTCAAGGTCAAAATCACGGTCGGCGGCGAAGAGTATGTCGTGGACCACATTCAGGCCGCGCGTTCGTTCGACGAACTCGACGAGCAGATGCGTCGGTTCGTCGAAGGGAAGAAGGACGCGCACGACCTCGTCGTGGACGAGTATCTGAATCGCATTCAGTATGAGATGGCGAAGCGCAAGTCGGACTACGAAGCCGCGCTTCAAGCGGCGCGGGAGCAAGAGGGTTACGTTTCGGGCACGACGGGCACGACCACGATGGTTGGGTATACGCCTGAGCAGTTGGCAGAACTCGGTTTCGACACGCAGGGCAGCGTGAAATCCGATGGGCCTAGTTCGGCTATTGCCTCGCACTTGTACGACAAGGTCATTGGGTCGGAAATCCGAGCAGGTTGGATCAGCACGACGCAAATGCCTGAAGAGTATGGCAAAGACTCAGGCGGTACGACGTTGCAGGACAAACTTGCCACTAGGAAGCCCGGTTTGGAGAATCTGAAATGAGCAATAGAATCCTGTTTGGGCTAGAACCCCGTGATCGAGCCGTATTCGATAAACTACATGAGTCGAACAAAGGTCTCGCAAAGCAACTAAAGATCGGCAGTGATTCTGCATCTAAAGCGATTATCAATGCCTTCAACATTGGTAGTGCGTTTACTGCTAATAAAATACAAAAATCTGCCAAAGAACTGTCTGGTGCAATCAACGAGCAGTTTGAAGAGTTACATAAACTAGAGAAAGAACTAAAGAAAACGGAGAAAAAGGCTGCCGAAGATATTAGAAAGGCAGACAATGAAGACGCAAAGGATAACATAAGAAAAAACTTAGAGGCAAGTAGAAAGCAGTTAGGGGAAAGCATCGCAAAGCAGAAAGCCCTGTCAGAGTTCGTTCTGAATAAGGCTCAGAGGCAGTTTGACAAGCAAAATGGGAGAGAGATTGCTCGCATTGAAGAACAACAAAAACTTCTGAAGGAAGCACAAGAATCTTCTGCTAAGTTGTTTCGAACGAAGATTCAAGAAGGCGGTGAGTTAGCAGGGCAAGCACTTACTAACGCGCTTTCATTCAGCCAAGAGGATTTCGTAAAACTCATTTCCTTTAGTGCGGAGAAAGTTGCTACAAAAGTCTCTCAAGCGGCAGCAGCAGGTAAAGAGGCTCTTGCGGCCAGAAAAGAGGGTGGTGGCGAGGGTGTTCTTGGTGGGGTACTCTCTCTTTTGACTAGAATGGGACCCCTTGTAGCAGGTTTGACCGCTGCATTCGCGGGTTTCGCCGCTATAGCCTTCGCCGCTAATGGTCAAGTCATAGAGTTCAACAAGACCGTACTAGATGCTGCCCCCGCCGTTGACCTCTTCGGCAAGACCGTTTTTGAATCGGGATTCAAACTCAAGGATAGTCTTGCAGATATTCGTGCGGCGGCATTCAATTTTTCAGAGATAACAAATGTATCTGCACAGGAAGCACTAAATCTAATCACCAAGTTCAACGATTCAGGCATCGCGCTAAGTCAGTTGCGTTCGGAGTTCTCTAAATCGGGTAACGCGGTGGAAGCCTATACTGAAATGGCGATGTTCGCCAATACTTACACGCGGGCATTGGGCATCTCGGTAGACGACCTCACCACGCATTTCAGTTTCATGTTCGGCAAGATGGGCATGGGCTTGGACAGCATCAAGGACTCTTTCGGCGCGATCACCGCAGGTGCTCAGGTCGCCGGATTGAACGTCAAAGACTTCTTCACCGCCGTCAGCCAAACCACTTCCGGCCTCGCGCTTTACAACATCCGTCTGGACAAGACCGCCGCCCAACTTCTCGGCTTGATGAAAATCATGGACAAAGAGAAGGCGCAAGAACTCCTGCAATCGAAAGAGTTGGGCAATCAAGGCATTGAAGAACGCTTTAGAGCCGGTATGCTCGTCGAAAAAGGCGGTAAGGGGCAAAAGATTTTCCAAGCCGCGTTGAAAGATCAAATGGAGAACTTCACGAAGGACTACGGCGATGCCTTCGGCAACGTGCTCCAGGACAAACTTGATCCCAAAGTCCTTGCTCAAATGTCCGGCAAAGAATTCGGCGCACTGCAAGACGCCCTGATTACCGAAGGGGCTAGTAAGGGCTTGGCACCGGAGCAAGCGGCGATGGCGGGTCAGCGGTTGGAGAAACTGCGTAAAACCGCCCAAGGCGCGCAGGGCGGCAGGATGAATATGGCGAAGGGTATGTCCGGCCTTTCGGGTTTGTCCGACGTAGCCATGCGCTTGACCCAAGGTATGTCGTTAGTCGGGGCGCAAAGCCTTGACGAAATGGGCTACGTCGCGCGCAAAAACTTCGAGGACTTGTCGGGCATCTCCGGCGAAAACTTCGATCAGATGGCTTCGCTCCTAAATCGTTATCAGGCTGATCCCGATATGGCGGGCAAGACAATCCCCGAAATCTTAGAGGCAATGGCTTCTGGCAAGGTGCCGATGAACGCCACCGACAAAAAACTATTTGAAGATATCGCGTCAAAACCGCCTATTTCGATGGAAAAACTTGCTCAAGACCAAGTTGCAGCAACTACTTCTGTCGCAGACATCCTGAAAAACAGAATTGCATTTTTACTAGAACGAGTTGCGTTAGCCACCGAGTCTATATTTGATTTTATGCTAGACATTCCTGTGTTTAGCAGTGCTAAGAGACAAAGAGAAGTCGTAAATAATACTAAAAAGGAAACAGAAACCGCCAAAGAAGAGAAGAAAGCACTCGAAGATAAGATATCGGCACTCAAACAGGAGATTGAAAAAGAAAAAGCCTTGCCCGAGAACCAGCAGCGTCCTGAGTCGATTGCGACCATGGGAAATACATTAGAGAGTATGCAAGATGAATTGGCGGGGCTAAACAAAAAGGTAGAATTAAAAGAGGACATCACAAAAAACCTACAAAAAGATGCTCGGAAGTTTGACAATGACTTACAAGCACAAGCCGCAGGACTCGGCATCAATTTAATGTCGAATAGGACACAAAAAGTTTTTGACAAACAATCAGGCGAGGAATACATCTCAAGAATCCCGAAAACTGATGAAGAATTGGCCGGTGAAATAGCGGTATTCACAGAACAACAAATGAAAAAGGCCGTTTCTGATTCTAAAGCACAAAGAGATGCACAAAAAATAGCAGAGGATCAAAAGAATTTCCTGAAGAATATCGCATCAAATATTGATGAACAATCAGCATTAGATGTTCTTAACAATCTTGGGCTTGGGGATGAAGCAGCAAAGGCTAGGCTAACAGGTGATTCAACTGTTCTAAGGGCACTACTTGGAGATAGCCCGAATGCCGCTTCAATACTCAATGCCCTAAACCTTCCACTTAATGACTTCATCTACCGTGGCGACGGAACCCGAGGCACGATCAACCCGATCAACAAGCGGGACGAGTTCTTCGGCGCGAAGCCCGGAGGTGCGATTGACAAGGCGATCAATGGCGGCGGTGGCGGCGTCGTCAACATTTACATCAGCGGCGACGAAGCCAAGGTCTACAACGTCGTCAAGCGCGTGATTCAGGAGTCGGGCCTTCGGGCACCAGCGGGAGGCCGCTAATCCGTGGCCGTGTTCAACGAGAAATACCGTGACCTGCGGCCCGTGATCTTCGACGTGCTCGGTCCTGACCACGAAACGTCCCTGTTGCCGGACGGCTGGAAACTCATACTGCACATCAACCCGCAGTCGATGAGCCTGAAGTACGCCACGAAGGTCGAGCGGATTCAGACCAAAGGCGGGTTCGTCGAACAGCATTGGGGGGATGACCCTCAAACGATTTCTTTTGAGGCGGTCACGGGCGCGTTCATGCGCCTTTACACGGGCCTCGTGTCTACGACGGAGCCGGGATTTACGGGCGGCACTCGTCGTGAAACCCTTGCCTACGATAGTTACCTAGACTTCCTATCGCTATTTCATGGCAACGGTTCTATCTACGACACCTATGGGCAGATTGCCGCGCAGGGGATAATCAAGATTACGTTTGACGGTGGCGTGTATCTCGGTTGGTTCTCGTCGTTTTCCGTCACGGAAGCACCTGATAACCCTTTCAGATTCTCCATGACGTCTGAGTTCACGGTTTCCAAAGAGATTCAGACTTGGCGAACCGTGTATAACCCCACGTCTGCGGAGAGCCGATGACCATCAGGCCCGATCTAATCGCTTCGCGCTATGACGGCCTACCCGCAGGTCCGTCGTTGCTCTATTCGTTCGAGGAACAGGACGCCATACCCGTAGACGGTACGCGCCAACTGCCTCGTGACCTTTCGCCGTTCACCTTGCGGCTCGTGTTGCCGGATCATCTGCGGGATTTCCAGCCCAACGCCAATAATGTATTTGGGATTCCCCTTCCGAATCTAACCTCGCTTTTACCCGATCTCACTTCTCAACCCCGTGTTTCGGTCAATGTTTACTCCGGTGCGGGGGATGAAATCGCGCGGAACAACGCGCAAGCGGGCGTCGTACAGCGGCAGTACGGCGTGAACATGGTCACGGGTGCGGTTGTAGGCGTCTCTACGCGGGGTGCGCCTTCGGTGTCCGAGCAACTTTACTATGAGGGCGAGGCGGTACTTCAGGCCAACGGCTCGTCTCGCAAAATGGTCACGTTGTCTGACAAGTTCACCGCAATCGACATCAAGTATCAAGTCGAGCAGATTATCAAAGCCCCGCCTCTGACGTTATTGGTCAACCCCAATAATATGTCCACGTCCTACGCGGCGGTGCAGAAATACACGGATCGAACGCGCTTTGGTTTCGTGTTCGAGCGTTGGGGCGAGGAACAAGTAAAAATCAGTTTCTCGGGCACCACGGGTGCGTTCATCGCGGGCGAGAACTCGCAGCGTGCGGTGAACTCGATGCAAACCACGACCCCGACGGGTGTTCAGTTTGCATCGAAACGAAACTCGGCGGCGTTTCAAAACTTCACGGCCCTCTATCAGTTTTATCGTCACAACGGCTACTTGCGGGACACCTACGGCAAGACCGAGGCTCATTTAGCGATTGGCGCGGTGGCGATTGACTACGATCAGTTCACTTACATCGGGCATATCGAGAGTTTCGACTACGCTTACAAGTCTGATATGCCGCATCGAATCGAATGGAACATGGATTTCGTCGCGGACAAGATGTTCGACCGTGCGGGCCAGCCTGCTTCATTAGGGCCGATGCGTGGGCCTTATGTGAACCCATTGTCGGGTGCGGTGCCCGTGACGCCAACGACGCCCGCAAGTACGTCGAGTCAGGCGTATGCTAATCCAGCACAGGCGCAGACGCCGTTTGAGTTGCTTGGGAGGCGTTGAACATGGGTCTGCTAGACCGTCCTTATGCCCCGACGTGGAAGCAGAACCGTTCGGTATATCGCCATGTTCCGGACGCGCTCGTTTACATCAACGGTGCGACCTCACTTGACGCTTGCCCGACGTGCAATCGTCAAATCGAACTGCAAAAATACATCACGAGCGTATCGGTCGATTCGAGTACCGATCCGATTGCGACGGCATCGATCTCGCTCGTCGTGCCGAAGCACGAAACGGACGTATTTGGCTCGGACGGCAATTGGTTGTTGCAACCGGGCCTTGAGATTCAGGTTTTGTTTCGCGGGTACTTCGACGAAAGCGGCCTAGTCAAAGAAGATGGGCTAGGCGACGTGCGAATGTATCCGTACTACCAAGTCTTTCGAGGGGTGGTCAAAGACGTTTCGCATGATTTTAGCGGGGGGTTTTACTCGGCCACGCTTTCGTGCGCGGACATTTTGCACTTCTGGCAGAACTTATATCTATCGACCAATGGCGCGGTGTTCGGGCCTCGTCCGGACAACTCGGGCGTGTTCGTGGACCTTGAGGGCCACTCGCTCATGCGCCTCAGTCCGTTCTCGATCATTTATACGTTGGTGCGTGCGGGTTTCGGCGCGGCGTTCGGCGTCGAATACAAACTGTCGCAGAAAACCAACTTTACTGACGTGAAGGGCAAGGCGTTCAAGCACGCCGCTGAGTATTGGGCGTCACGTTGGGGCCAAAGCGCAGGCAATCTGCGAATGTACGGCGTGGACGGCTCGCTGTTCTCGATGTTCGAACAGGCTTATTTAGGGCTATTTCAATCGGGTAGCCCGAACAAAGTCAAGAACATCATTAAGAGCATCGGCGGCAAGATCAACACCAACACGAAAAATCTTCAATCGACGTCTGATTTCCAAAAAACGATGCGGGAATTGGGTTATGACCGTGCGCGCACTACGTCGAGCGTTTTAGCGTCGGCTAACGGCAAGCAGACCCGTATTGATATGTTGAAGATGATGGTCTACGCGAATGACCTCGGCACGATGGGGCAGGTCAACTTCTTCAACAGCGACATGATGAGCAAGTTGGAGATTGCGAACGCGGTGATCGCACTCACGGGCTTTGAGTTCTATCAAGACGTAGATGGTGATCTGGTTTTCAAGCCGCCGTTCTACAATCTGGACACGCGACAAGACCCCGTTTATGTGATCGAGGACGCCGACCTGATTTCGATCAATGAGTCGAGCACCGAGCCTGAAGCGACGATGATCAAAGGCACGGGCGTTCACTTCGAGAATTGGAAGGGCATGGCCACGGACGATTGGATGGGCGTCGGTTCGACCTACGTTGACTTCAGGCTCGTCGCGCAATTCGGTTGGAAAGAGGGCGGGGCGTTTGAGACGGCGTATCTCACTGACCCCCGCGCCGTTTTCATTACCGCGATCAATCGTCTGGACTTGGCGAATATCGGCATGAACTCGGCGACGATTTCGATACCGCTTCGCCCTGAGTTACGCGCGGGCTATCCCGTCTACATTCGTCACTTGGATTGCTTCTACTACGCCAAGAGCATCAGCCATTCGTTCTCGTTCGGCGGTCAATGCACGACCTCGATCAACGGTGTGGCGCGCAGGCGTAAGTGGTTCCCTCCGGTGGACGCGCCTAAGGACGGCAAGTATCCGGACCTGAGTGACGTCAAACTCGATGAGCCGGGCAAGTATCCGGCGGAGCCGCTTTTCGTCAATCCTAAGAACATTGGCGACGGTAACGAAATCAGCGGCCCGACTCGCATGATCGGTTTCCCTAACGTCATCTTGGCTCTCGATGCGAAGAAACTAGACATAGGCACAATCCCACTTCAAGCGTTGACCGAAGCAGATTTGGACAACCTCGTGTTGCAGAGCGCGGGTGCGTTGGAAAAGCACAGCGAGAATCTTTATTTTTTGAAATCGGGCAGCGGCCCCAATCAGGGCAAAGAAATATCGAAAGACGAATTGCTCCAAATTTTCACGGGCATTCGGCAAGAACTCGTTTCACCTTCGGTGCAATCTAAATCAAACAAAAAAAACAAAAATCAAACAAATCTGAGCGCGTTTGATAGCAACCTCGTGCGGATTTTTCAGAACAGCACGCTAGGTAACAACAGCGCGATTCGTAATGACCGTGAACTTTCATCTTGGATCAGCCTGAATGTGAATCTGAAGGCGGTATTCGCGCCAGGCAACGAGTTGCGTGGGCAATATCGCTATTACAGCAGTAATCATTCTTTGGGAGAATTCCAAGGTCCGCAGACGTTGGTGATCAATCCAGATTCGAAGATAACCTACGAGGACGCGACATCGGACTTTGTAACTGGGACGATGATCCCGACTTTGACCTCTGTGGGCGATGGTGTTGGCGTCAAAATGCGTCAACCGAAGCGTGGTGTCCGTATCGGACAAGACGGTGCGACAGGACTGAGTTATGTGGATGTGCTGACGGGCGATGTTCGTCAAGTATCTTTCGCCCCTCACTACAACAACACGCCCACTACCCAAGAAATCGCGGAGAACGCAAAAGCCTACGCAGGCGGGTTGGGCATTTCCCCTGCAACGCTGGCAAAAGCGATTTCAGAGCGCATTTCAGTCATCACGAACAAAGAAAGGCCCAATGAAATCATCAAAAACAGATTTAACAAGGGCTACTTGACCGTATATGCGTATTTCACTGAGTTTTACAGGTCGTTCACGGACGCGCGCGTAGGCTTGAGCGATGTGCAAATCACGGGGCCGAAGAATACTCCGGTGGCAGGGCAATCTAAAACGCCCTACTCGCTGGTTTACGCGGAATTGGGCAACCTAGAAAAAATGCTGGGCGCGTGCGTCATTGACGGCAACGTGCCCGTCACGGACCTGCGTCTATACAAGAACAGAGACGCATTCGGTGTGGGCAAGATCGCGGACAAACTCGCGGGGCCGATGGCGAACGTCGCATCGCAAATGATGACGTCTGCGAAGGACTTGGTTCGTGATGGCACAGAGGCTCAAATCGTAGTTTCGCTTTACGAGGCGAAGATCGCCTTTGAGCGTTCCCTTGGAATCAACAGCGCGATTCCGAAGGGGCTCAAGAAAACGAAGGTCACGAAGGCGTCGTCTAAAAAGTTGTATACCCCCGTGTTCCCCGTGTCCGATGAAAACGGCTTCGAGGTCTACGGCGGTATGCCCTATGGCCGTGGTATGACCCTCACGCAGCAGTATGATATTTTCACCACAACGGAACTAGATGCCGCGCCCGAAGGAATGTTCAATACCGAACGGGCTTTGGTAGTTATCAAAAATCGGGGCCGTGACACGGTGAATTCTTACAATGGCCTGAGTGAAAATGAACGTAATGTGCTTCGTGCAGTAGGCATCTCAAGTGAGGGTGCTTTGAATGCCTTTGTGGAAAAGCGAAAAGAGATTCAAGATTTAGTCCTCGCCCGCAACAGGCCCATTACTACAACGGACTTGTATCAAGCTACTTACGGCGATTCCGCTGCGGAACAGTTGGCGAACATCGGGCTGACTAACGAAGGCCAATGCGGTTGCAAAGGTGCGGACGCGGCGTTTCTGCTTGAAGCCTATTCGCGTCAAGAAGAACTCGTTGGGGAGAACTCCCTGCAAGAGTGGACGCAGGAGCAAGTGCTCGAAGTCGGCAACTTGTGGGCGCAATCGAAGAACGCTTTGGCTGGCGTGTCGGGGAATCAGCCTTTCAACTATGAGGCCGCTGGCGAGAGAATCAAGAACACGCTGAAAACCACGAGCAATAGTCTGAAAAACATCGAAGAGCGCGCGAGCGAAGCCAAAAAACGTCTGAAAGACCGGATTTGAGGGGCTAATGACCACGATTTCTAATGCGAAAATTCGCCAAGATTTATCTCAAGAGCACGCACTTGAGCCAAATGCGTCGAACAAAGACGGTAACTCGTTTCCGTTGGCGTTTGCGAAGGTGCTTCGGGTGGACCCGCGCAAGCGCGTCGTAGATTTGATTTCGCTCACAGGGCAATCCGCGATCTATCGTGACGTTTTGATTCCGTTCGCGGCGGGCGGTGCGCGTCATTTCTTAGGTGCGCTGCCCGAGCCTGCGGATATCGCGGTGATAGGCTACACGCACGAGGAATCGGGACGTACTCGCTCGCCTTTGATTGTGGCGTGGGTGATTCCGGGCGTGACGAAGGGCTATGATTGGCTCATCACGCAGTTCACGGCCCAAGACGATTTGGCGATGACGCCCGAGGTTCAGGAAAACCTAAAGGGCATCGTAGGTCGGCGGCGGCACAAGTCGATGTTGTTAGAGTCAGGCAACGTCGCGGCATCTTCGGCGCAAGGGGCCGATATGCTTTTGGACGAATCCGTGACGCTTGCTAATCGACGCGGCAACGAGATCGTGCTGCGGGACCAAGACCAAGCCCTCGTGGTTCGGTCCCTTCAACAGTTCCATGCGGGCGCAGGCTTTCGTGTCTACGGCGGCATGGTTCAACGTGACGCGGCTTTCTTGCCGACGCAGATGATTTCCGACGGCATCCTTTGGGATGCCGAGCGTCAAGTAGACGCGAACGGTGTCCCCCTTGAACCGTCCATGTTGGAGAACATGGATAGCGGTTCGCTAGAGGTCAACAAGGTTTTCATCAACCTGCCGAACATCCCGAATCACGTCGATCCCCGAGACGTGCTGAAGCGGGGCTTGTTCATCGACCAAGACAACAACGTATATGATGATAAGGTCATTCCCGAGGTCGTGTACGGCGGCAAGCCGTATCAGCGGGTGACGCAGGGGCCGACGGGTCAGACCTATTCCGAGTACCGCATCGAGGTCGCACACACGACGGACGGTACTTTGCCCGTGAGCGAGCAGACCGACGGCCTCGACATTGACCGTTTGCTTCCCAACACGCCGCTGAATGATGAAGCGATAGACGCCACGAATCGGTCGCCGAACGCGCCGATGGTCGAGTTCGTTTTGGGCACGGCGATTGGTAACGACCCGACGGGTGATCGCGGCTCATACGCACGTCCGTTGAAGCCGCAGGTTTTCACGAAAGACGGCCAAGTATCGGCGTCCATCGTGCCCGCCGAGGACGATGATCCCGAGACGGACCATGCGGCGTTCCTAGTGCGGGTGAAGAACCCCGTGGACTTGAAAGCCCCTGACGCTTTCATGGCGATCACAAAGGGCGGGGTGTTCAAGTCGTATTTCCCCGGCAAGGGGTCGAAGTCGAATCAGGAGTATCACGCGGTTGGTCGTGAGATGCGACTCGGCACGGACGAGGACGGGCAGAGTTTGACCGTGCGTGGTGACGGCACGGTGTCCTTGCTCAACATTGCGCGTCCCCGAGTGACGGACAACGTGGGCGTGGATATTAGTTCGGACACGGGTGCGGTCACGATTGTAGGTGGCGGTGCTGAAACGGGCGGTCCCGATGCGGGCGTCTTTGGGGTGCGTGTAACGAGTGCGGCGGGCATCATACTGAATGCGACGACGCGCGCCAACATTCAAGCCCCCGATATTCTTTTCGACAACGCGCAGAATATCAAGTCGGTGGCGAACCAGAGTCTTTCGTTAAACTCAGCGGGCACAACAAGCGTGAACACGGGGAATTTGAATGTCGCCGTGTCCGGAAATGCCAACTATGCCATTGGCGGCGGTGCTTTCGGCCTAAAAGCCTCTAGGACTACGACGTTTACGGCCAACCCCGCGACGGGCGCGATTGGCGGTGCCGTGGATCAATGGGCTGCGGCCTTTGGCGGGCTAAGTTCGTACATTGGCTTCGGGCGATATGATTTCGCGGTGTCCCTCGGAAGTTTCAACGTCAGCACACATACGGCGATTGATCTCGCTTCAGGTGCCGCATCACTCAATCTTGATAGCGCACCCGACAATGCTTTCGACCCTGCGGGTGCAGCAGACGGTATCAGACTTATTTCCGGCCCATTTCCAGGATCGCAAAGTGGCATTGAGATCGCCTCACCGCTTGGTTTCGGCAAGATAAAGGTTCGGTCAAACCTCGGCGACATATCAATCATCGCGGACACCGGGGAAATCGAGCAGAGCGCGTTGAGAAACGTCCAAGCCACATCTTTGCTCGGAAGCATCACGCTGAGTGCCCTTGTAGGCTCTCTTTTCGTCAACGTAAGATCGCGGAGTCCGGGTGCGGTGCTTACCGATGGGGTAATCGACGCCTTTACAGGTAAGCGATTCAATACTATCGGGACGCTTGGCGTGACGAACTTCTTGGTCTACTGAGCCGCGTAGGAAAAAACGGCGTGCTCCCCTATTTTTTGGATTACATTGGGGCCGAATGTAGTTAGTATCCCCGCCTGCAACGTGAAGGACGGTGATGCTGATGCAGGTCGAGACGTATTTTGCGCGCGTCGTTCATGGTGGGCACCGTGTCCGGAAGTTGGACTCGGGCCTATTTGAAGTCGATTGGCCGACGGGTTCGATGCAATACCCGTCGGCGCGCAAGACGCTGATTGCGATCACGAACCGTAATCCGCAGCCGGGACCTGATGCGCGTGACCCTAAGATTGGGTTTGCCCGCTATTTCAAGATTTCGTCGCCGACAAGTGGCTTGGACACGCTGACGTTGTTCAGCCCTTTGTCGATTGCCGAGCGAAAGCCTCGCCTCAAGACGAGCAACGCGCTTTCGATTTCCGAGCCCGTGCGTGGCATCGACCTGACCAAGCGTGGGCATGAGGTCGCCAAGTTGTTCTATGCGGGCTTTGCCCGTTCGTGCCTTGGCTACGGCTACAATCCAGAGGACGTGCTTCAAGAGGTCTACAAGGGCATCTTGGTTCGCAACAAGGGGACGTGCCCTTTCGATGCGGCGAAGTCCACCTTCGGCCACTACGTCCACCTGATTATCAAGTGCGTGCTGGCGAACTATCATCGTAAGTGGGGCCGTGTCGGATTGTCCGAGCAGATCGGCTTATTGAACTCAGACGGAGAGCAAATCGACGCCGCTTCCTCGAACATGGCTTCGCAGGAATCAATCGAGTTGGCCGAGATGGGCTTTGCATTCGGCTCCCTCGTAGATAAGGCGTTGGAGTTTGCCGCTGAAGGTCAAGCCGATGCGGGACTGACGAAAGAAGTCGCCGCGCGTATGGCGATGGGCTACAAGAAAAGCGACTTGGAGAAGTTCTACCGTGGCAAGTGCAGGCCGTTCATGCTTGAGCGGGCGATTGCTTCGGTAAAAAGCGCGGCTCAGAGTTTCAGGGGGGCGTGACCGAACGTGCGTGGCGTATCGACCTTACGGAAGGTGGTACAACACGCATGATTATCGGAATCGTCTCTAAGCCTGACCACGCAAAGAACCACGCGGCTGCACTTGAAGCCGACGGTCACACGATCCACCTACTCGGACCGTCTCCTGTCGATTTCCCCCAAGATATTGAGGTCATGGTGCTCAGGCACCTTTCTTCCTCACACGGCGGTCTTGAGCGTGCGCGCAATCACGCTAAGGCCCGACGTATCCCCATCGTGGCAGAGAACGGGCTGTCCGGTATTCGCATGGCGATCAACGCCATGAACAGTAAGCATATCCACGAGTTCACGATGGAAACCCCTAACATCGAGGTCCAAAAGCCAATGCAGGTTGAAGTAGACGAGGTATCGGCGATTGCCGATGCCGTACTCAGCGGCAAGCCCAATAGTTTCGTGAAGCAGTTGCTCAGTCCATATAGCAAACTGCCTGCGCGGTTCCTGTACCGCTGCATGAACGCATTTAGCCTTTCTACGCTGCCGACGGAAGAAAAGTTTGCGGACTTCTTCAAGAAGTTGAACCCGAATGAGGACATTCAGGGTCCGATATTCAGCGCGTTCTTTTCGGCAGGCTTTCGCGTTATAAACCTGAAGCCTGCGGAACGCGCCGTCATTCGTGAGGCGTTTCTGAATGGCGATGCGGGCAAGGGCAGTTTCTTTCCGAGTCCGATGCTGCCCATCGTTGATTCGCTGAATGGCCGCACAAATGCGTTTCTGGCGTTCTATATGTGGCTGTTGGCCGAAGATCGCCCCAAGCGTTCGTCCATCGTGCTTTACGCTTACAACGAGTTGACGGGCGGTAAGCAGGCCGACCCGAGGGCGTTCGCCAAGTACCGTGACGCTTTCGGTTTCGAGATGACGATGGCGCGTGAAAGTAAGAAGTCCGAAGGGGACACGCCCATCGTCGAATCCAAGCTCGTCGAATCTAAGCCCGTCGAATCCAAGCCCGTCGAATCCAAGCCCGCCGTAAAGGACGAGGCGGTTGAGGGCAAGATTCTCAAGACGGTCCAAGACGAGATTCTGGACATTTCGATACGCTTGGAAGAAGCCGTCAACGTGACCAAGCGGGTCGATGTTCTCGACAAGGGCTTGGCTTCTGCCAACGCCTCGATTACGCGCTTCGAGTCCTTGCTCCGCGACTTGAGCCAAGCGAAGCAAGTGCCCGCAAACGACAATACGTTCTTCGATGAGCGTTTCAAGAAGGCGGGGCAGGAGTATCAGAATCTCAAGGATTGGGTCAGCACGATCCAAAACGAACAGCGGCACACGCAATCCATGGCTAGTAACCTGCAATCGGACGTGATCAAGTTGGCCGAGCAGGTCATGGTGCTTGTCGAGCAGGTCAAGAATCGCCCTGCGGTCGAAGGTACAAACGTGGAAAGTGCGCTTCGCACTCTCAAGGCGTTGGGCGCGACGGTTACAATCACTTTGCCCGCCTAGCCGCTAGTGCGGCTATCCTAGCGGCTAGGCTAGGATGAGCCGAGAACCACAAATAGGGCATCGTTGCCCGCACCTGATAATCGAGGAACCCGTGACGATCTCCGATGATCGTCAAACGCTGGTTACTACCTCGTCCATCGCGTCAACAGACACGGTGTTCATCCTTGCCAACGACAAGGATTACATACCGTCTAGCGGCTTGTTTTCGGTTGCCACGCTTACGGCGAGCAAGCGCGGGCCTTATAAGATTCAGAGTTGCGTGCCGCCGATTGGCGCAAACGGCAACCTCCTGAACATCACGACCCGCCGAGGGACCGTGTTCATCACGCTTCCCGAGGGCGATCAGATCAGCATCAGCCGCGTCGTTCAGACGATTCGGCTATCGACCGACTTCGTGCTCGTGGACGATGCGGACGGCGTGCTGTCCATTTCGGATAACGGTGAGCCGAGCACGGGGTCGTTCATTCGCGTTTCCGGTGGGGCCGTCGCTGCGTTGGGTTTCGAGCAGTTGGGCGCGAGGGGCAAAGAGATTTACCCTCCTTGGCAGTTGATCACCTATTACGACGTGCTGCCCACGGAGTTGCCTGCGGGCGTATTCCCCGTGCCTTCGCGTCGGGTGAAATTCGTTCGCCCTATCATCGGCAATCCGACGATCAAAGTGACCTATGCGGCACCTTCGGAAAGGTGCCCGCGTTGTGGTGGCACCTACGTCGAGAACGATTATCGGTTCGACATTCAGGGGGATATGACCCTGATTGAGAACGAGAACCTGCTATATCAGGCTTGCCTCAAGGCGATCCTGACCGTGCTTGGGTCGAACCCCTATCATCCGACGTATGGTTCCGAGGTCACGACGCGCATTGGTGCGAAGGCGATCACGCCGACGCAGACGCTCGTGCGTTTGGATATTCAGACTGCGCTGGAAAAGGTGAAGTCACTTCAGACGGCGCAATCGAAATATCAGGTCGTGACGCCGGAAGAACGGCTATACTCGATCAGTAACGTCCAAGTGCAGATCGACCCTAATGACCCCACGGTGTTTCGGGCACAGGCCACGGTGCGAAATGCGTCGAATCAGCCCGTTACTCTGAACATCGTCTTTACAGTCCCCGGCGTTGTAGCCCTCAAGGGCACAAACGGCCTTAGTCTAGGCATTCAACCTACGGTGGTGAGATGAACGACAAGCAAAAAGCGCAGGCACTTCTCAGCATGACGCTCGATATTACGCGGCTGAAGAGCAACCTTAACGATTATCCCGAACTCAAGATGAAACTTTCGCGGCAAATCAAAGCGTTGGACGAGATTGATGAAGCCGTGGAAGCCGAATCCGTGAAGTTAGGCGTCGATCCCGAGGATGGACGATATTGACGAAGCCGTGGAAGCCGAATCCGTGAGTTTAGGCGTCGACCCCGAGGACATCTAATGCCGCTCGTTACGATAACCGGACCTGATGGTGTGGCGCGGGAAACTCTCGCGTTCAGCACCACACTTGCGCGCCGATTCATTCAAGGCACGCTGCCCGACGACGCCATTGACTTTCAGGTGTCCGTCAATGGGTCCGGCTATTCGTCCGATCCGGCGTTGGCTTTGTGGGGTGACGGCATCTTCACGGTGCCGAATCCCGCTTATGAGCCGGACGGCTTGATTTTGCTATCCGGCGCGAACACGATTTCGGTAAGGGCGATCAACCCCGCTGGCGTAGCAACGCCTCCCGCAACGGCGACGATTCGGTTGGTCAGCGATGCGGACGTGGTGATTGCGACGGCCCCGACCAATGTGCGGGTCACGCAAAAAGACGCGGTGGTGGTCATCGAGGCCGAGCCGAGCGCGGCACTTGGTTTTCGTGGCATGAACTTTTACGCCTCCACCGAATCTGGTGGCGGTGCGAGCGGCTACACGAAGATCAACCTGAATATGATCACGCAAGGCGCAGGTCAGCAGGAAACGGCGACCTTCGGCGAAATCAACCTCGATACGAACGTCGCGGTTGATGGGAACGACGTGCCCCTGTCGGACCCTCAGTATTTCCGAGTCTTGGCTCGCCAAGAGGACGAAAATCGGGATTTACTGCAAGCCGACTTAGACACGCGCTTCGTGATTCCCGAGACCGTCCGGCATATCCGTATGTCCGCGACGATCAATAGCGTGCGGACGTTCACGATCTACTCTTTCGAGCATGGGCGAGCCAACGGCCCGACTTCGGACCCGCCGACGATTCGCGTCGGCAGTTTCTCGTCGTTGCCAGCCGAAGCACCGCTTTACTATGTGGTCTTGGCGGTCTATTACAATGCTACTGCAAACCTAGAGTACGAGTCCGCGCTATCTCAGGAAGTCGTGGCGCGTCCGTTGTCGATTACCACGGCGATTGGTTCATTCCCGCTTGCGACGCGGCAATCCATCGTCGAAAGTTTCGTGACGTCGATCTATCGGTCCAACCCTCAGATCAAGGTTGAGCCGGGGTCCGTGCTGCGGGACACGGTAATCGATCCGTTCTCGTCCGAGGCCGAGCGGCTTCGGTTCCTGATGGACTTTTTGTATCGGACCCGCACGCCGACGCTCTTACTGCAAGTGGACGATCCGCAGGGCACGGGCACGTCGATCCCTGTCAGTCAGAGTGCTTACAAGCAGGCAATCAAGGCCGCTTTCTATCTGACGACGGATGGGGCCGTACAAAACCTGATTGACTCATCGTTCGACGCCTATGCGAGTAACTTCGGCGTGCTTCGCCGTGCGGGGCAACAGGCGCAGGGTGAGGTGACGTTCTACACGAATCGTCGCCCTACCTTCACGATCCAAATCCCATTGGGCACGGTCGTAGTCTCAGGTTCGGTTCAGTTCGTCACGTCACGAGCGGCGTCCATCGACTTCGCGCAGTTGGCGTCATACTACGAGCCCGTCACGGGCCGATACCGTGTCAACGTGCCCGTGCGGGCGACCAGCGCAGGGGCTTCGGGCAACGTGGGCACGGGGCAAATGCGCCAAGTGCTCACGCAAATCGCGGGCGGTTTGCTCGTCACAAACTCAGCCCCGATGTTCGGCGGTTCCGGCACCGAGTCGAATCTGTCGTTGATCGAACGCGCGCAGAATCGACTCGCTTCGGTCGATTCCGGCACGGTTCAGGGCTACACGCAGACCGCCGCCGACGTGCCGGGCGTCATTAAAGCCAACGTGATTGCCGCTGGCGATGCGCTCATGCTTCGAGACTTGGATGAAAACGGCGTCCACCGAGGCGGCAAGGTAGACGTTTGGGTACAGGGCGAGAGCAACATCGCCACGATTACCGATACGTTCGCCTTCTCCTACGAGATTGCCGACGACGTGCAGTTCGAGGTCGTCGGTGACCCGCTCAATCTGATTTTTACGGCGGTCGACCCGACGCTTTCGGCTATCAACCCGATTGTCGAAATGCTCGACGTGCCTGTGGCGGGCTACGAGTTCAAGAATGTGTCCACCGGAGAGGTTTTCGACCTCACGGGCGTCACGATTCTTTCATACAACACGATCCAACTCAACACGGCCATCGCGCAACCCGTGGTGGACTTGAATGACGTGGTGCTTGGTTCCTATCGGAAGCAAGCGGGCACGCAGTTCGTCTTGCCTCGTCAGCCCGTTGCGTCAATCACGTCGGTCGTGGGCACCGTGGCGGGCACCCTCGATCCGGCCAACTACGGCCTGTATCATCCGAACTCGCCTTTGGACTATGGGCGGTCGATTCTTTCGGGCGACTACCTGCAAATCAATGGCGGCGCATCTGGTAATGCGGTCACGATCACGGGCGAACAGCACGTCCTGATCGGCCAATACCCTGAGTTTCTGGACAACTTGGGGGCTAACTACTTCACGGTCGAAGTGTTCAGCGCGGACGGCTTGACTCAATACAAGGGGCCGAACGACCCCTCGGGCTTGCCTGACTTCACGATTACGCTCGGCACGCAAACGACCGCTGTTTCGATTACGCGAGTGGAGACGGGCGCGATTCCGTCCGGCGCAACGGTGTTGGTCAACTATCTGCACGACGAGAACTTCACGGTCACCTACACGACGAACCTGATTGTGTCGCTGGCGCAAAACGCGATTGACGACACCAAGCACGCGACCGCAGACGTTCTGGTGAAAGAGGCAATCCCCGCGCCGTTGGACCTTTCGGCCACGGTGGTCTTGCAAAAGGGGCGCGATCCCGTCGTCGTGGACCAAGCCTTGCGGACGAACCTCGACAACTTCTTCGCTTCGCTACGGCTTGATAACGCGGTGCGTCAATCGGACGTGATTTCCGTCATCGAGCAAACCGTGGGCGTTTCTTATGTCGTGGTGCCTTTGACGAAGATGGTTCGTTCGGAGGGCAGCACGGTTGTATGGGACCTCATTTCGACCGACACGGCAACGGAGTCGGTGGTCTTGTCGTCCCTGTCCACCAATGCAGCGAGCGTCTACATCCTGACGAACCCGCTAAGTGCGGCCACGGTCGATGGTGGCGGCGAGACGACGGATTTCAGGGGCGTGTTCCAAAACGAAATCGCGCTCGACCTGCTCGAAAGCACCGCGAGTCTAAATGCGCTCGGCGTGATGGTTGGCCGTGCCTATATCATCGGTGGCGAGGGCCGATCCATCGTAGGCTACTCGGATGACGCCACGCTCATCGCGCAGGGCTATGTGACCGCCACGGCGATTCAAGCCCGCAGACTTGTCCTGACGGCGAATCACGTCCTGATTTCTTTGCCAATTGGCGTGTCCCCGACCTCGTACTCTTACGCCACGATTTACGTCGTGGGGCAAGACGGTGGTACGAAGGACATTGACGTAGGGCCGACCGAGTACGCGATCATCGGCAACCTGACGTTGACCTACGACGAGGATCGTTAGAACGCGATGCCGAGTCTGCGAGCGGCTTCGCGGGCGTAAATCATAAGCGGCTCGCAGCGGCTCCCTAGATTCAAGGGGTCTACTAGGATCACCCGCACGTCTACGTCCAAGTCCCGCAGCGCGCGAATCTTGGCGTAGGCTTGCGTGTCGTCGATTAGAACCCAACGTCTGCCAGCGGCCCATGACATATCCGGCTCGTCTCTGAGCGAGTAAATCCGGCCTTCGTCCGGCTTGAACTTCAGGCCGACGCCGGAGACAATCGCTTCGGCATAGGCCATCGACGCCGCCGTGAAGATATGAACCTCGGCGAACGTGCCCAAGTAGTCAATCGCAGCCTGAGCATCGGGCCTCACGATGACCATGAGGTCGTCAATCGTGAAAGCGGCTTTGATCTGGTTGACGCGAATCTGACTCCGCTCGACGTTCTTGAGATTGAACTCCGTCGGGGGCTTCGTCCACGCCTTTTCGAGTAACCTTTCGACTTGGGTTAATTCGACGGGTGAAAACGAAGAAATCAGGGTTTCATCGAGATCAAGAAACACGATGGGGCGGTCGCTCATGCCTTTACCTTAGTATAGGCGCGCTAACTATTGGACGCGGCCCGCCTTTGCCATGATCGTTAGGGCGTCAAACTCACGCTCGCAAAGATGCACGCGAAAATCGCCGTCACGCGAATCCGCGCTGGACGTCCGCAGCACACGCAGGTTGCTTATGGCCGACCGCAGGCTTTCCAAGTCGGCTTTGATCGCGGCGTTCTGCAACGCCAGCGCATCGCGGGTCAAGTCACTATCATTGGCTCGGGCGTACTCAGCCTCGACGAACGAGCAAGTCTCGCACTCGGCGTCCGACAACAATCGAAAGCCGATCAGCCGATCCCCATGTGCTTCGAACGCGACTCGATTGAACAGGCAATCCCGCGCATGGAGCAATTGATCTTCCGTGATGCGGAACGTCTGCACGAGGGCGTCTGGTTCAAGTGAGGGCGCGAGCGATATGGTCAAATCCTTAGTGTTCATCCCAACGACGACCGCTTCGGGCGAACGGCTACGTTCGTAAGCAGCCTCGGCTTCGGCCAAACCCTTTGGGTTATCTTCGCGGTAAATGGCTTCGTCTTTTAGGCGTCCCATCGGGAAGTCCTTTCAGGCGAGCGCGATGTAGCGTGTGTGATAGGCCCGACTCGCCTTGAGCCGCGCCACAAACTCGGCGTCGGACAAACCGTGGTCCGTCCCGCCATCCTCGCCCAAGTGGTTCGCAATCAACGCCTCGGGCGCGATAGGCTCTTCTTCAAGGGTCGGACGAGCGTTGATGCTCACGACCTCGAAGTTTCCGGCCTCGGCGGGCAGGCTATTGTCCTTCGGCGCAAGCATCGTGCTCGGGTACAGGATGATGCTGACCGCGACGGCGGGCACCTTCGCCGTCTCGTAATCCTCGACCACGCGACCCATGTGGAATCGCGGGGCTTCACCCTGACGACGGGACTCGAACTTAGCCTCGATCTTCATGCCCGCTTCCGCGAGCGCGTGGCCCGTGAAGAAACCGTCGGCGGGGACGGGCAGGACGACGACCTTAGAGGCATCGCCGTCGAACGACTCGAAAGCCGCCGCGACCCGATTCAACAGGTCTTGATCGGTTCCCGCGAAGTGCGAGAAGCGGCTATTGGCAACCTGACGGCGGGCGAAAGGGTTAATGGTGAAAGTAGGCATGGTGAAAAACTCCAAAAGCAGGTGGTGTTCAATCAAACTACGCTAGTGGGCGAAGAAACTCCCCCCATTAGCAAGACAAGTCACGCTCCAAATCGCGGGCCGAATCGACTTCTTCGGCGTACTCGTTCCAACGCGCCTCTTCGATTGCCGCGCGCCCGACGCTTTCCCAACCGATTGCAATCTGCTCGGGGGTCAGCGTCATGCCGTGCTTGAGGCAATCCACGTCGCCCGTCGTGCTGCAAGTCGGGCACTCGGGGCACTCGCAGGCGTCAACATGAACCCCGCAGAGATCGCAGGGGGCGTCGCCGCCGTCAATGTCTCGGCTCGACACGCCCGGAGGAAGATCCCAACCGAAGATGCCCATGCTCGGCTCCTAAGTGGTTGCGCTTACACCATCCAAACGGTCTTGGGTGGCGGGGAAAACCGAAAATCGACTCAGAAAGAGAAATCGTAGTACGGATCACGATGCCCGATGCTCAGGCGTGAACCGCCCCGCATCGGCTGGCCCTTCTCGACCCACCGCCCATTGGAGCGCATGGTGAAGGTCTCCTTTCGACCGTTCGGGTTCGGGGAGCACTCGTACTGCTGGCACTCGCTCATGCCGTTCGAGTCGATGCGCTTCTGCGTGTCATACTGCACGGTCACGGCCTTGCCGGACTTGCTCACCGCAACCACCGTAGCGGCGTGGCGGTCGGTCCATGCGACCACCGTCGCGCCCTCACCGACCTTCGGGGCCGTGCCGCTACCCATCAACAAGTTCTGGAGGCTACCGTGCTGCATATTGCTTCGCCTTTCGTTGATGACCGTTGCCTAGGGCGACGCGGCCATCGCACCGCCCTCACATCATCCAAACGGTCGTGTGCTCCGCAGAAAACCGAAAAAGTGAACGTCGATTTCCGGTTTTTTCGGGGCGGGCTAACCGTTTGGATGGTGTAAGGAGGTTTCCTATGATGAAAGAAATCTGTGAGTCTTGTGATAGCCCCCGCGTTTGCGGGTGTGACCTTGAGCGAATGATGGCTCACACGCTGGACGGCCTTGAGCAAGCCGACCTTGCCGCGCAAGCGGCGCAAGCGGCTGATGAAGCCGACCACCCCATCGCGGTTGCTTTCGACCGCAAAATCTACAAGGCCAAGGCCAAAGCATGAAAGCCGAAGACGTGACCGTAACAATGAGCGACGATCCGAACCTCGTGTACGGCGCGGTCGCTCAAGATTTTCTGCGGTCTTTGCCCGCAGAACTGCGACCATCCGTGGCCGCCATGCTGTCGGCGGCGATAGTCGCAGGGCAGACCGCGACGACTCGTGGGAACGCGGTCTTGCAGAAGGGGCAAGCCGAGAAAATCCGTGCCCTTGCGAAAGAGGCGCGTCTGCTCCATCCGGACGTGCCCGCGCATCCGTGCGGCTACCCCATCGAGGACGACCATAACGCGCATTATGCAGGCGCGTGTCCCTGCTACGGCTACGGCTGATAAAGGAGTAAGAATATGCGTTTGATTCTGGCCCTAGCCCTCGGGCTAGCGGCGTGCTCGCCCAACGAATATCGAATCCACAAGGCGTGCTCTATCGAGTACGCCGACCCGCCCGTGTTCGGGGCGAATGTTCAGCACGCCTACTTGATCGGGGACGCTCCCGCGCTTTCAGCCCTCGTGAAAGACGGCTGGCGTGTCGCGGAGGTCGTCAACCGCGAGGATTGCTTCTACTTCCTATTGGAGCGGTGACGTGGCATGAGCGACGACGAGAAGCAGGCATTGTTGATCGACCACGGGCTACGCGAGGCCGATCTACTGCGTCGGCTCGAACAGCAGACCGATTGGTATCAACAGCGGTTCAACGCTTTGCGGAAATGGGTGAACACCGAGGTTCGCCCATTGTCCGAAGAAGCGGCGTATAGATACTTCGCTATCGTCGCCAACGGATCGCCCGCGCCGCACGAGCAGGCAGATTGGCGTGAGACGATGCACGGCTTGACGATGCGTGCGTTCATGGCCGAGCGGCAACGTGATTCGCTAGTCGCCGTCCTTGCCCGATTGTTTGATTGGGAAGATAAGACCTACGCGCACGCGGTCATGCACGTCGAAAACGCGGTGAACAACCTGCGTGCGGATTGTGCTACGGCTACGGCTGATAAAGGAGTGAGATGATGAACGACTACAAGGATAGCCAAGAAAGCCGCGTCGAACGGCTCAACTCGATGATCCGTGAAAACCGGATCACCCGTCACAATTGGTTGACGGTCGACGAGCAGGGCCGTGAGGTCGCCTGCCTGTTGGCGGCCTTGTCCCCGGAAGCAGGCGAAGCCGAAAGCCCTGCGGCGTGCCCTGCGTCAGTCATGCCAGAGTGGTTCGCCCACTTGACGCCGTGGATTGACGATCACAGTTCCGCTACCGCATGGCCTCAAGTGATTCGCCGCTATGCGGCGTGCGCCGCGAAGTGGTCCGCGCTTGACGACGCCGCTTGGCGTCGTGTCGAGGTGGCTGCTCGCCGCGCCTCTGTGGTCGAGGCGATTAGCCATACGACCGAAGAGCAGGTGCTAGCTGCTTGTCGTGGTGTGCTGGCGTGGTTGGACGCCGGTATGCCCGAGTCGTCACACGCCGCCGTCAAAGCGGCGATGGAGGCGCGTGCGGCGGCAACAGGCGCGGTGGAGGCGCGTGCGGCGGCAACAGGCGCGGCGGTGGCGGCGGCTACGGCGGCGGCGGAGGCGTGGAGGTCGTGGGCTGCGTCGACTGAGTCGGCGGCTAAGGGGGAGGAGTGGAGGGCGTGGGCTGCGTCGACTGCGGAGGTGACGCATTGGGCGCGGGCAGCAGCGCGGGCGGAGTCGGCGGAGAGCTCGGCGGAGGCGGCTATGGCAGCGATGAGGGCTGCTCCGTGGGCGGCGGAAGCGGCGGCGGGGGCGGCGGCGGGGGCAGCAAATGAGGCGGAGTATGAAGCCTCAGACCGAATCATAGACGCAGTACTTTCCTACTTGGAAAAGGAGTGTGGTTTGTGAGCGAGCGTCACTTCGACTTGCAGCCGCATGGCGGGAAGCGAATTTCTCGCCCCCGAGAAATGGAGTGAGAAAATGAGTGGCTTTACCCCGCCCGATGGAATCTGGATTCGTCGCGTGGCAAACGGTTGGCACGTCGTTGAACGCTTGGCCGAGGACGACGTGATATTCGAGAAGGTTTACGAGGACGTGACCGTCGGGATGGGCGACGAGTCTGCGGGGATAGACTCAGGTTCGGCCCGTAGCCTGAGCAACGTCATTTGGGATCATTTCGATTCGTACATGAGGTCAAAGCATCGTGCGGGGCTGGTCGTGTCGGTGCAGCCGTCCCGTTCAAATAGCGAGGGGGACGGCGAATGAGCCAAACCCTTTATGTCAAAAAGGGGCGCAAGTATGTGCCCGTGCGCGAACACGCGCCCGAGGTCTATGATTCTTTGCCATACGGTCAGTACGTCGTGACCGTTTCCGAAGGATCGACGCGGCTGAAGCGTGTGGACACGCCCGCGTCTGCCGAAGTCCTCGCGGCGGTCGAACAAATGCGCGAGGCGATGCAAGACGCTATGCGCGAGGCGAATACGTCACGGTTGGATTCTTCCACACCGTTGACGCCAGAGCAACAAGCCGCTGCCGACAAGTTGCGTAAGTCGTTGGGCAGTTTGATGGTGACGTATCGCGGCGCGTCAATGTTCGACGTCGTTGATGCGGGCGTGAAGGTGCTTTTGGAGGGTCTGGATAAATCTGAAATATGAGTACCCTACCTCTCCCGTCAAAAAAGTATCAGGTGATTCTTGCCGATCCGCCGTGGCACTACTACGGAGATCCAAACAAAGATCAAGCGGCGGGCAAGCATTACGCGCTTATGTCGCAGGACGCGCTGGCTCGGATGCCTGTAAAAAGCATCGCAGAAAAGAAAGCGGCTCTTTTCATGTGGGCCACAGGCCCAAGATTGCCGCAAGCAATCGAACTTATGGATCGGTGGGGCTTTCATTTTCGTGGCGTGGCGTATGTTTGGGTGAAGACCACAAACAACGGTAAAATCATTTCTGGGCAGGGCGTTAGACCAACATTTGTCAAACCGACCACAGAGTTTGTGCTTGTTGGAAGCACCTGCAAGGTTGGCAGGCCGCTGTCTCTGCTGACAGAAAAGCAGGGTCAGGTTGTTCTGGCACCTAGACCTAACAACAAGCACTCCGCTAAACCGACCGTGTTCAGAGACAACATCACGCTTCTTTTGGGCGATGTTCCAAGAATCGAACTGTTTGCCCGTGAAGCCCCTGTCGGTTGGGACGTTTGGGGTTTAGAGGCACCATCTGACGGGGAGACGAAATGAGCGTATTCCTCAAGGACAAGTTCCGCGAGAGCGGGATGACCATCGGCGAACTAGCCGACCTCCTGAACGTCTCCTTCCCTACGGCTTGGCGTTGGGTGGCGAGAAATTCAGTCCCGCACCCTAACACCTTGGCCCAACTCATTGAACTCGGCTTCGCCACCAGCGATGTCCCACTTGAAGAACTCTCCCCCCGAGAGCATCGGCTGAAGGTCCTCGTCCAAGACCTGACTCGTGAACGAGACGAGGCTCTTCAAGAGGTCCAGCGACTCCGCGATCTCCTTGGCCGCCCCAATGTTTTTTGCGGCGGGGGGTTGGTTACCGACCGCGATCCGTCCATCGCGGCCTCGGGCAGCGCATCTATGGACGACGCGGGCGTGAAAGTGCTTTTGGAGGGACTCAAGCATGACGAGCCCTGACGTCTACGAGATCCTGAATAGGCTCCCGCAACCGGACGCGCAAGTGCTTCGGCAAGCGATTGAGAACCTGAAAACCGAACGCGACTTTGAGCGGCATGAAAGATTCCGGCTGGATGAACTCCGCTCTGAACTAGTCTTTGCGTTCGGTTTTCAGGTCGAAGAACTCAGGCGCAAACTGCACGAATGCGAAAATAAACGCGATGAGTTGCAGGCCGAGGTCGAGCGTTTGAGGGAATACGAGGGGAAATGAAGAAGCGTCTACCAGATGTTGAATACGCACGGCTCGACGTCATGTGGCAGAAAATGGTGCTTGAAATCGACGAACTCAAGCGCAAACTGAAAACCGAAGGGGATTTCACGCACTCGTACATTCGCAGGTTGCACGAATGCGAAAAGAAGCGCGATGAATGGCAAGCCACCGCCGAGAAAACGATTGATGCCTAGTCCGAGGGGGCTTGGATGGCGCGTGCGTTCGATGCCGAGCGGGAACTAGCGGCCCTAGAAAAGACTTCAGCGGCCTTGCGCGAGTTCGTGGGCGACGAGGCCGAGGGCGATTGCGCCTATGGCGATAACTGCCCGTCTAACTCCGGCACCCGTCACGGCACCTGTCGATCTTGCAAGGCACGTCAGACCCTTGCTGCGTGCGGTATTCACGTCTGGTTCGAGCACGACGATCTTGAGGCGTGCCGAAACTGCGGGGTAGTCCGACGTGCGGACGACGGTAATAAGCCCTGCAAGGGCAAGGTCGCTTTGCGACTCGATTAGGATTGCTTGCGGATAAAGGCGGCTGCAATCCTAGAAGCCATGCGTTTCATCAGGCTGAAGTGCTTGAGGGTTTTCACCTTCAAAACCCATAAATACTCTTTTTCAGAGTAGTATTCGGTTTTTTCTCCGGTGACGATTATGTTGCCCCTGCCGTATTGCTTATAGATCATATTTTGTATTGTGTCTATGGGATTTTCTTTCATTTTGTCCGGAATATCACTCACATTAATGCTAATGCTAAAAGCAACAGGTTTATTCTTTTTTGAGATGCGCTTTATATTGGAATGATAAATACCGTGATTTCGCAACGAATCGTTCAAAAACTCGCGCAGGTTTTCCTCTTCAAACTTTAACGGGATAAGAGCGTCGGGTTTTTTGGGCTGATTTTTATCGTCGAAATAATTAGTATAGGCTCGAACTTCCTCAAGCACTTCGGCGAAGTTTTCAGCCGTTAAATCGTCGTCATCAGGGAGACGCATAATCGGATAAGTCTTTAGGACTTTGATGAACTTCGGCAATATCGCCCCACGATAGGCGAAGGTTTGTGCGCTACTCGACAAACTTTTTTTGATGTTGTTTTGAATAATCTTATCCGCGTGATCTTTCAAGGCACTAATCACAGCGGGATTAGTGCCTGCTTCTAACGCGATTGGGAAGAGGGTTTCGTACAACCCGCTCGCAGCCATTTCCCCATTCGGGAACATGAGTCGTCCGTCATATCCTTGGATAAACTCATCCATCCAGAAATCTCTCAGGTCTCCTTCTATGATCTCATTGTCTTGAGAATATGATACGAAAGCACCTGGTATCTGACGGGGGTTGAGTTTGATTCGATAACCAGACTTGATGGGAATCGTAATTCCTTTCCAAAAGTCTTCATCGACTGACATCTTAGCCGTATCGGGAACCTCTATCTTGAGGACTACGGCTTGGTATTTCTTTTTGTCAAAATATTGGTCTTGTTCCGCGCCACGAGTCGCATAGTTTTCAGCATTATGAGGCGACATCGTCAAGTATATGTTTTTATCAGAAAAACCTCGGACTAAATCGTTATACCAAACCGGAGTATTGCCCGGACGAAGCCCGATTTTCAGGATATTGCCGAGATACTTCGATGAAGTTCCGTGATACGCAATCAAAGACGGTGAAGCACCGCCTGATACAGCCTGTTGCGTGTATGAGACCGGCTTTTCGCCTAGAAACTCACCGACCGTTTTGCCTCGGTATCTATCATCACCGATCATCGTGTATGAGGTGTTTACACGGGGGTCTTCTTTTAGCAGCAGTTTGAGTATTTTTGCGATTTCAATAGTTTTCAGAGTCGATACATCGCCAGAAGGAATGGCTATGTTTCGAGTTTTGTGTCTTGGATTGCGGTCTACAGAATAACTCGCGGGAGGACGACGAGATTGCGTAGGCGAAGCATCTAATTCAAATAGGATTTGCTGTTTGTTGGTATCGACTATGATTAGTTTGTCTTGTTCTTCTCTGCCCGATCCCGTGTACTGATGTTCGGGGAAATAAACATTCCCTGTGCCACCTAAAGCCACGTTGTAACGGTTTTTAGAGGGTATGGGGGAGGTTAATCTAAGCGCGACTTTGTTCATCTTGGGGACTTCCTTAGAGGGTGTGAACAAAGAAAAAGATAACGTCTTTACCGTGGGGTAGTCCGACGCGAGGACGACGGTAATAAGCCCTGCGGTGAAGGGGGTGACGCATGGCCGATCAAAATCAACTCAGGATTGACCTGAAAGCGGCCCTTGAGAGACGCGGTTGGCACGCGATGGTTCAAGCCAAAGGGCGGGCCAAGGCGCGTTTCTTTCGACTCGCGTTCATCGAAGCCTCTCAGGACTCGACCGTGTGGCACGTTTGGTCTTGCGTCGATGGGG